TTACTCACCTTGAATAGATGAGTTTATATTATTTTCAATGACAGTTCCCCAACCCTGACCAATTCTTAGTTTTTCTACTAAGGCGTCAGCATCTTCTGCCACTTCTCTATATCTTCCAATAGCCTCTTCGAGTACCAACCAGCACTGGGGAGTGTTATCTTTAGCTCTGAAGGCATTGGAGGCAGGGCAAATGGATTGCTTACTAACACTTGCTTTTCTATTACTTTGGATTGACTGCTGCAACCTACTAACAGCAGCATTGGCATTATTGATAGCAATAGTAGCTTCTTCTTTTTGTTTATTGGCTTCATTGCGGATATTCTCCATTTCCTTTTGTAGCTTAATTTCTTTTTCTCTGGTTTCTGCATTAAGGCGGTTTATTTCTTCTACGTAATTTAACTGTGCTGTTTTTAAACCCTCTTGATAGCCTTTCTTATGAGAGGAGGAAACCAGTGTATTTAAGAAGAAATACACAAACACACCAGTAACTAAAAAAATAAGAACTGGGAAGATATATTTAATAAAGTTTCTAGAGATATTCATATCAATCCTTGGTTTAATTAAGCCATATCTTTAGTAACTTCTAAAGCAATCTTCCAGAAGTTATCCCAAGTATGTCTATGTGGTTTACCTGGTCTCCAGACTCTCATATAGTACTGCCATGCTTGTTCTGCATCAGATGCAGGTAGTGGTCTAGGGTCTGTCCATAGAAGTAACCTAGCACAGATAGCTGCGAATACCTGCATATGCTCAATAGCATTAAATAATGCAGACCTTTCCCAAGGTAAATTAAAGCTCTGTACGATTCCTCTTAAATACGGAGCAGAGGCTCTATGGTTCATAATACCTCTTAAACCACCTCCAGATTCAAATTGCCAATAACCCCTAGCAGGGCCTCTAATTTGACGTGTATGAATCATACGACTCTCCTGTAAGGCAATAGCAATCATCATTGCCCTAGCCTTTTTAGAATCCATTTTAGGAGGTAAGTATTTCATAGCAGGCGTAATGATTGTGTCATTAACCTGCCTTGCTCTATTGATGAGTTCAGTGTGTGTTGTGGTTGTCATGGTCTACTGTTTCCTCATTCTTATTATTATTAATATCTTTATAGCCTAAGGTTAGCTTTGGACTCTTATTTCCATCGATATGGAATAAAGCCAATCTAAATAGCTGTCTAAAGATATCAGGAAACATTACCTCAAACAATTCAAGGGCATAGCTACCCACATAGCCTGTAAAAATGCCTGAGATTAAGTAAACCAGTGGTGATTTATCTTCTGGATTGAAATAGATAGCTGCGAAGCTAATAGATAGTGCAATGGATATGATGAAGTCTACAGCTACTTCAATGGTAAATAGCCATATGGCATATTTAGATGTAAATCTCTTTCTAGTATCTGGTTTTTTAAATAGATTAACTACTGATTTTAATCCGCCTAATGAGGCTCCAATAACTGTACAGAGATTATGAAATGTGAACAGTTCATACATTATTCCCTCATATATCCTTTTTATTATTTTAATGTTTAAGTAAAATAAGTATCCCTAATCACATTTATCTTCTAATTCTTGAATTATTTCTTCCCTAATATCTGTACCTTTCTTGTTTTTTAATTCTTTCTTGGCTTCTTCAATTGTTGAGATTCCTCTAATAAGACATACCCAAGCCAGAATAAAAAAGGTTAACATGTGGGGATTTAAAGGAGGATACGCTAAAACAAAGGAAAAGGAAGTCATTAGCCAAGCAACGCTTCCTACCATCATCACAAACCCAGTTAAGTATTTCGATCGAATACACTCATCTGACCCTATAAGAGAGAATAAGAATAGAGATAGAAAGATACCAATGTAGACTTCTCTACTAAATTTAAATCCAGAATAAACATCTAAAAGTAAAAAGCTTGGGTCTACAATTAAGATAATTGACCAGATTAAATAAAAATTAATTAATACAAAGTCTGTGAGGTTATCTTTATTTGGTAGTAACTTTCTTAAAACTATTCCTATTCTTTTTTTCATGATAGTTATCCTAATCAGTTGAGTTATATTTCTTATAATATTCAGGGTAATGCTTACGTTCCTTCTCAGATAGGTAAGATTGGTAGCAGTGATCTTCTTGCCAAAAGAAAAGTAAATCAATCATACGTCTCATCAATGCCCATCGCTTCTTCAAATGCTGCATTCGCCAAGCTCTTGCTGATAGAGTTTCATCAGCATGACCTGCTAAGAGTGTATTAAATAACTGGTCAATAGCAATTGGAATTTGATAACCAAATGTACGTTTACTCATTGTCTTTCCACCCTTTACTGTAATCATAATCCACAATAGCTAAACCATCACTTAAAGCATCTACTGCTTCATGGTGTCGCCTTTCAGCTGTATAGCACCGCTGTAAGAATTTACCAATTAAGCCTGTAATCATTTCTAATTCACCAATGGTTAGAGTTACCCAACCACTTTTAGCTTTAAAATCTACTTTTGATTCTTTGGTTAAACCAGCTAAATGAGAGTTAGAAACTACCGTTGATATTCTATTCTGGTCTTCTACAGTGGTAGCAATTCGAGTACCGTTAGGAAGTATTAAACCTCCTGTCATTACTTCCCACCGCTTCTCTGTAATTTTATTCTTGATTTGGTTTTTTAGAATATTTAAATCAATTGGTTTAAGATCATACTCTGCAATGTATTGAATACCCTCTTGTTTCCAAGTCCTTGCATTAGAGAGTTCAATGGTATGAGTTCTCTTATCGTACTCTGGTTTAATATTAATAACTTTATAGATTCCCTGATCAGCAAGTGCTTCATCAGTCATTGGTTTGTTATCATCACCAATCCAGTCAGGCCTATCAATAAAAGTATAGTTATGTTCTGTGATTCGGATATACATTATTGATCCTCCCCTCTAGGACAAGTACCCCATTTAGGGTGTTTTTCAGGTGAGTTTTCTAGGGGAGACCTTTCTGCAAAGAAAGAAGGTTTTGTTTTGATCAATGGAACACACCACTCTGAGAGGTCCTGATTGAAGGTACTATTTTCATTGAAAGCATAATCCATATTAGTTACCTTAGATGTATTCCATTGGCTGATATCCGTTACTTGTAAAAAAACTTCATCGCTTAAGAACCACCGCATACTAGTTAAATTACTGGTGTCCCAAGTACTAATGTCAGCAATTGTACCAATAGGAGTAGTATGATTATTGGGAAGTTCAAAGCCATTCGGCAAGGTAGAAATAAGCCTAGAAGTTATTACTTGAGACAGGGGAATTGTTTTGGTAACTCCATGCTTATCTTGTATTGTTATGTGTAGGTAATTATCAATAATAGATAATTTTGATGTTTCACCGCCAAACAACTCATAAAATTTAATTTGTTTTCTTGCATATCTAGGTTGTTTACCTACCCAATTGTCATTATTATTTATCTTGTCCGCTGCAATGTAATACCATTTCCCCTCTAACTGATAAAACTTATCTTCCTCTGCGGAAACCGTAGATACATAAGTTAGAGGCTTTCCTTCCCCATTAATTTTAAAAATAATAGGAGGAGCCCACATAGGGTGTTTGGAAGTATCTTCTTCAAATCCGGAACCAGAGGCAAAATCTGCATTAGAGGCATTAGAACCATCCCACCTAGAGAGGTCCTGATTAAATGAAGTTGCTCCGTAGAACATTCGGTTCATGTTAAGGACTGATGTTGTGTTCCAGCTGCTAATGTCTTGATTAAAGGATGTTGCTTCTTCAAACATGCTAGAGAAATCCGTAACATTAGAAGTGTCCCAATTACTAATATCCTGATTAAATGAGGTTGCGCCTTCAAACATTCCCTCAAAATTTGTAACACCAGAAGTGTCCCACTTGCTAATATCCTGATTAAATGAAGTCGCATTACGGAACATATATCTTAAGGAGGTTATTTTTCGGGGTAAATAATCAGGTACACGAGTTAGCCGATTACCAAAAATTCCGGTTATTGTCTCAATATCTTCCCCCCAATCAAGAACTTCCTTAATATGGTTACGCATATTCAAATCAGTAAAAAATGGTGATAAGCTCCTAAACCTTACATAATATGGTTTATTTGCCACAAGATTTCCAACGGAACTCCATGTTTTATTATCCTCACTAAACTCCCATTGAGTTTCTGTAGGATAGTTAAAAGGAGCAAAAAGCACTACTTTAATAGCAACCCCTAAATCATTTCGATCTCCTTTGTTTGTAGAAGGTATGGTAGTAGGGTCTAATAAGTGAAATAGTTTATTTATATCTTTTTCTAAGGTTTCTTGATTTCTTACAATTTTTTTTCTTTCCTGATAACCATAATAAAATGACTTTGAGAAATCATTTAATGTTCCTGCTGTGAGTCTCATTTCAATGAGGTCTCCTGCTTCAAACATCAGATTAGTGTCATAATCAATATATTTAAAATTGTCAGGAGACTCCTCAGAAAGGCGCCACATTATTAATCCAGTATTCCTATTCCATTTATCAGCAGGGCTGAATTCAATTATTTGAAACTCTGTCGGGGAGCCTTTTCTTATTAAAGTAAATTTGGCGATAGCTTCTTCAGGATGATCTATGTAATTATCTGTGAAGTTCCTTAAATATTGATAAAGCTTATCATCTTCAGAAGTATCTATATATAACTTTCCATATGAAGAACCGCCTTGAAATGCTGAGTGTTCTCCCGGAGCTAGTACTTCAATAAAACCTCCCCACGATGCATAAAAAGGTCCTGCTAATTTTCCAGATAAATTATTTTCAAATACTTGCATGATTTAGAAATCCTTTATTTTTATTTTAAATTCGTCTTCTATTACTCTTCCAGATTTAGTAGTGGATCGGCATGTGATCTTATAGGTCTTTCCGTCAATCCCTTTAATCAACCATACTTTAATAACTTTCTCGGAAATATACGTGGCACTTGATTGGAGGGTATCTGGGTTATCTCCATCTACTTCTTCACTATCTGTAAATACTTCTAAACCAATAATGAAATCTTCTTCGTCTAAGTCCTCTGAATAGTCGATACTGTATAATTCTTCTTCAGCAGGTTGCTTAATAAATGCACCTAATATAGCCATATCAATATTTCCTTTATTTATTTCTTATTATTTAGACATTGATTGGGAACCTCTACTAGAGACCATCATTCGCTTATCAGGGCTTCTAGCATAGGAATACATAGTATATTTTTCTAATCCTTTGATATGTACGTTTAATAAACCATTTCCTGTAAGGTATCCGTAACTAATAACAGGACATTTCACATACTTATGTATATTTAATAAATAATGCTCGCAGCTAGTTTTACTATTCCCACTAATAATAAAATCCCCTGAAGGGGTAATTTTTAATACGTTATCAGTAGTGATATTAGAAACGCCTTTAATTGATATTTTGGTATCTCTATAAGTAATTAAAGGCGGAGAATTTAAGTTACCTAATCCATATAAAACCCCATTGAAATACTGGATCTTATAGGTACTTGCATCAGCAGAGGAGAAACCATAAGCTAACGTATTAAAATGGATTCTCTTATTGGATACAACATATGTATTTGCCCTGCTCCGCAAAAAGGACTTACTATCTCTAATAGCAAATACTTTGCCGTTAGTGGTACTACTCCCATTTATATGGCTTTCCATAAAATACTTCTTATGGAATTTCCACACATTTAAATCTGATTTAGCAATACCAGAAATATATGTATTTGGTTTTTTGAGGCGTTGGGCAACAGTTGAATTTTTACTTGTTCCAAATACTGAAGTATTTAAAAACTTCTTAGAAGATCTTTTAGAAGATACCTTGCTCTTACCTACAAGATTACTTACTACATTTACTATCTGATATGGATTAGCTGAAGCATCTGCAGAGCCTGAAATATAACTTTCTGCATAAATAAATCCAGCAATATCTACAACCTTAATAGATATCCCAAATAGTTGAGATTCTCCATATGTTCTTCTAGATAGCGGAGAGTGGGTTATTTTAGAATAGCCATTAAATTGCTCTACAATACCTGTACGGACTCTTGTAGTATCTACTAATGGGATAGTAGCCTTTCTTTTTAAAACCAGTCCAGAAGTGATTGTAGAGTGTTTTTGAACATGTACTACAGCTGTACTTAATCCAGTTGAATCTTTTGGATTAGCTTTAGCTGAGCGGGTAATAGATACCTTATTAAAAGCTTTAGCGACACTATTAAGTATCGCCTCCGCTCTTATAATAGATGTTTTAGAAGATCCATTAATTACTTGGGAATTAATTACGGAATTATTAAGCATTTAAATTCCCTAATTTAATTAATTTCAGATGCTAGAAATTAATCCAAGGCTACTGTAATAGCACCAATACCCATACTAAGAGCATCAGAAGGCTCTAGTGTTTTGGGCTGGGTTAGTGCAGCATGGAATAATAAATTGCCTCCAGTTGCTGCATCATAAATGCCCATATGAGTAATCGTAATAGTTTGACTGCCGTCTACTGGAGTAAAGGTAACTTCTTTAGTATTGCTTGTAGAACCTGCTGTAGGATTAGTCCATGCTTCAGAAGCTAATACACCCCCAGTTGCATCTACCCTTGCATAACTCGGCCATTGTGTTTTCTGGACTTCTCTAGAAGCTGTACCTGCATCTGTAGGATTTGATGTAAATAATGCAATATAGGTTTTTTCAGGAGAGGTATAGGATAGACCTCTTAAAGTGGCATCTAATAATTTATTTTCTAAGTAGTCTGAAAAAGCTGCCATTTCTATTTTCCTTATCGATAGTTAATGAAATTATTTGATAAGTATAAATAGAAACATTTAGGCTCACTGCTTAGGGAATTTATCTTTAATACTGGCTATATACTTAATCCAATCTTCTGTTTCTTTAGGTAGTTTAATACCTTGGTTTTGTATTGCTACAAAGCCTTTGTAGATAGCATCTATCTGATCTCCTATATAGGGATAATTAGCTAATCTATGAGGAATTGGATCTTCTTTATGCTTTATTTTCATATGTCGTCTCCCAGTCTTTATACGGCCACGCTTGTACGGTTATGGTGTAAGTAGTAGGTTGGTCAAACTCAAGCTCTACAGTTTCACTATTACACTCATACGGAGTATCATTAATGGTGATTGTGCAGGGATTAGGTAAATCCGTAAGCGTTAAACCCGTGATTTTCGTTTGTTGGTTTGGACGTTCTAAAACCTGCTCATTTTTAACGTAGTAATCCTCATAAGGATATTCCCTATCTACTAAAATGAGTTGCTTACCTTGTTCTCTTAAGGGAACTACTACTTCTTCAATTCCTTGAATGTGAGAAATTATTAGACCGTTAGTATCATATTCTATATACAAATTTATATTCATTTTTTTTTTTTTATTTTATTTATACATGTATAAGGCGGTTATCCGACCTTCCCAATTAGGAAGAGCGTTTGCTAGATTATTAGTATTTGCTACAGCTACTATTTCTAGTCTATAAGTACTTCCAGCAGGAAGCCACCAAGAGGACGCACCATTAGATTTATATAGTAATGTGCTTCCCCTGTATGCCCTTAGCTGTATGTAAAAGCCCGTTTGAATAGAGTACGGCCTACTCCCGCCAAAGTCTCCGCTGCTTTCACGGTATCCTCTTTCAGTATATGCGTTCGTTCCAGTGACAGTACCTAGGATAAGCCTATTTGTATTTGCTGGTAATGTAGTAGTCCACAGTACTCTTTCAGCATTCCCTCCTGCGTATTTGTAATTACCACTATTAAATCGATCTCCGCCTCCCCGAGGATTGAAATGAGCCCCAGTTGTAACTGCATGATTTACAATCTGTGCTCTTCCAATTACATTAATATCTTTAATGGTCATCTCACCGTTATGGTTAACTGTAAATTTACCATTACCGAAATTAATCCAAGCACCATTAGTAACTCCGTTACCAGAGCCCATACGGATCATACTATTACCATATTTGAATTCTAAGAAGTTACCATCTGCTTTACTGCCAATTATCCAACCATTTTTTGAGTCTCCTATCCATTTATCATTGGACCGTATATTACTCCAACCAGAGCTTTTCATGTTAATAGTGCCCGCAGTAACAATACCCATATTTGCTGATATTGTAGATAATGATCCCACATTTAAATGATTAGCATTAACTGCATTGGTTTTAATGTGCTTGGCTTCAATTACTCCAGCATTTATATGGGTAGAAGAAATAGCATTTGCTGCAATATTTCCTGCTCCTAAATTTCTGATAAAGGCATTGTTTATGTAGACATTTCCATTATCAATAATAAAGGGCTTTCTTTTAGCGTTACCAGAACCAACCCAGAAGCGATTTACATCGAATCCTGCTTCTACAGTCTTGCCTGTATTATGAATTCCAAAACCACCGACTAATCCATTCACATCTACCTTGACGTGATAAAGTGCTCCTAGAGCCTCTGTCTTGTCTTCTAAGGACTTTGTTTTACCATCTAAGGCATCTATCCATGTTTTGGCTGTTGTCTCAACAGAGGCGATATTAGAGCCTAGAGAGGACTGTATAGTATTTACTTGAGAAGCCATGGCAGATAATTCAGTAGCTCGGATAGAAGCTTCTTCTTGTACCGCTGCTATAGCATCTCCTACAGTTCCTTGCATGGCTTTTAAGAAAGTACCAATAGCCTCAATTTCATTTTCATTATATTTGGCTTGTTCGGTAAGTCCATTTTCTAAATCTTCAATTTTATTAATACGCTCTTTTAATCCTTGGGCTAACATACCTTCATTAATCTGGTTTGTAAGAGCGTCCATTGTCTTACCAATACCTGGCTTAGCAACTCCCATTGCAGGACCAACAGCAGAGTTCCTAATCCCACTCATAGCTAACGTAGCTACCCAGTAGTATTGGGGTACTCCTTCTTCCATTTCTGTATCGGTGTAAGAGTCTCCACCTACCCTAGCAATACGTTTAGCTGTAGAGAAATTAGGAGTAGTGCTTCTCCATACCTCATAATGAGCCACTCCTTGTGGGTTCGTTACTGGTACTTCCCACATTACTTTAATTAATCCAAAACCGCTAAATGTGGAAATCCCATATACGTTACTAGGGTCTCCCGGATTAGGTACTAAAGTACCTCCTGTACCGCAGACAATATTAAATATTTCCATGTACTGTTCTTTCCTTTATTGTTCTAATTTTGGGGAATAGTATAATCTTAAACTATTTAATCTTAAAGGATAATACTAATAATGAATATCGTTAAAGAACTAACCGTAGATTACATTACTCACTCTGGAGATGATTTATTAGTTGTTAATGCAGCAAGGGTATCGATGGATAAACACAAAGATGTATATGATGAATCCGACACTAAGCTAATTAATTACCTAGCTACCCATAATCACTTCACTCCTTTTACTCACCCACAAATTACCCTACGAGAAGAAGTACCTATCTTTGTAGCTAGACAACGATTTAAGCATATGGTTGGTTTTACTTATAACGAAGTATCCCGTAGGTATGTATCCACTGAACCCAGTATTTATATGCCTCCTTCTTGGAGATACAAACCAGAGAAGAATATTAAACAAGGTAGTGGTGGGGATATGAGAGCAGATACAAATAGTCTAGTAAATTCATTAGTAATCTCCTCATTGGATAAAGCACTAATGACATATGATTCATTACTGGAATGTGAAGTAGCTCCAGAACAAGCCAGAATGGTATTACCGCAGAATATGATGACTTCTTATTATGTTACAGGTTCTTTGGCTGCGTTTGCTAGAGCGTATAAATTACGTATTTCTGAGGATTCTCAAAAAGAGATTCAGGAATTAGCTAAGAAGTGGAATGAGATTATTAGTAAGCTATATCCCGTTTCTTGGGCTGCGCTTATTATGTGAAGTAATAGATATTAAGTATATTATTACCACAGCTTCGCTGTGTCTATGAATGTGGTAAGAGTTATCTAATAACTCTAGTTTATCTATCTAAGAAGTTAACTACTAAATCTACTAATTAATTATATTAAATAAGAGTAGACCATCTAGTTGACTTCTAGTTCAAGATTCTAGCATGGATTTACTATGTACAAACAAGATTTACTTTTTTACTTACAAAATAATAAAAACATTGATACTGAAAAAGTACCCTTAAAACAATATTCTAAATACTTCAGAGACGTCTCTGAATTGACATATATGGACGTATATTCTGTGTGCCAAGTATTTGGTATCTCAGACCCTTCAGGAGCGATTCAGCACGCTATTAAGAAGCTCCTATTAAGTGGTGTACGTACAGGCAATAAATCCCACTATCAAGACATAGAGGAAGCCAGAGACACTCTAAATCGATGGTTAGAGATGAACCATAATAAGAAGGAGAACATATGAGTAAATCCAAATATATTAATACTGAGCAGATTCACCCTGTTTTAGGGGTATTTCTAGCAGGGTCTTGCTACTCATATGATTTCTCTAATCCAGAGCCTAATGAGATTTCTGTAACCTCATTAATTAAACCAGTAAAAAGAACTTTACTTTCTCAACGTGTTCCTATGGATTTAGCCAAAGCTGATTTACTGGGAAATGTTCAGAGAAGTATTGGTACGGCTATCCATAATGAGATTGAGTCCTCTTGGAAGAATAGCCATAAAGAAGCATTAGCGGATTTAGGCTATCCAGAGAGTATAATTAATCGATTTCTCATTAACCCTAAACCAGAAGAATTAACTCCTGCTTCTATACCTGTATACATTGAGAATCGATCTAGAAAGGAAAATGTATACAAGGACTATGTAGTTACTGGTAAATATGACTTCATATTTAATGGTGTGGTAGTAGATATTAAAACTACATCTACCTACTCCTATATGGCTGATAGCAGTTCTAATGACTATATCCTTCAGGGCAGTATGTACCGCTGGCTTAATCCAGAAAAGATTACTGAAGATTATATGACCATTGCATATATCTTTACAGACTATTCTCAAACCAGAGCAAATACTAATCCTGATTATCCTCAACAGAGAATAGCTACCAGAGACTTTCATCTAATGACTTATCAAGAGACAGAGAGATGGATTAAAGAAAGGCTTTTCTTATTGGATTCCTTAAAGAATAGTCCTGAAGCTGATATGCCTGACTGTACTGATGAGGAATTATGGCGTACAGAGACTGTATATAAATATTATAAAGACCCTAGTAAAACCACTAGAAGTACTAGGAACTTTACTAGCAAACAGGAAGCTATGGTTTACATGGCAACTAAAGGTAATGGTAAAGGAATAATCCTTGATGTTCCCGGTGAGGTTAGAGCCTGTAAATACTGTCCTGCATTTCCTATCTGCGAGCAAAAAGACTCATTAATTGCTTCAGGAGACCTAGTACTTTAAACCATGAATAAACCAATAATTATAAATAAATACTATGAAAGACCTTCCTCAAGTAGGTGAGCTTTACAGGCATATAGAGCGTGGTAGTGCTTACCGAATTATATGTATTGCTAATCTATACTCCTTAAATCCTAAGTTCCCAATTACTGTTATCTACGAGAATATTGCTACAGGAAGTGTATGGGCAAGACCATTTAATAGTGAATGGGCAGAGCGATACCAATTAATTAAAAAATAATCTAAGGAGATACAAAATGAATATTGAGAATATGCAGTATCACCCTCTTTCTGAGCAGTTAGTAAAAGTTCTATTAGATAAGACTCAAGCTACAGACCCTCATTATTTTAGGGTACTTGTGGCTTATTACTTTAGCTTAGCTGCTTCTCATATGCGAGCTAAGGTAGTTACTCAAGATAGAGGTGATATCCCTATCAACCTATATGCCTTAAATCTAGCTCCTTCTGGTTTCGGTAAAACCATGAGCACTAACTTTATGGAATCTGAGGTTTTAGGGAATTTCCGATATAAATTCTTAGAAGATACCTTCCCTTCAATGGCTGAGATTAATTTACCTAAATTAGCTAATCGTAGAGCCATCAGAAACCAGACAGACCCAGAGCAAGAACTAGCAAGCGTAGAGCGTGAATTTGTACGTCAAGGACCTATGCTATTTAGTTTTGACAGTGGTACAAGTCCAGCAGTTAAGCAACTACGACATAAACTACTAATGGCTAATGTAGGTAGTCTAAATCTGATTATGGACGAAGTAGGATTAAACCTTTCAGATAATAAAGAAGTCTTTAAAGATTTTATTGAGCTTTATGATGTTGGTTTAATTAAGCAGAAATTAGTTAAATACACCAATGACAATCAACGCTCTGAAGAAATCATTGATAAGACTCCTTCTAACTTACTGATGTTTGGCGTGCCTAGTAAGCTCCTAGACAATGGTAAGACAGAATCTGACCTTATGTCCTTATTAGATACTGGATATGCTAGAAGATGCTTCTTTGCTCATGTAGAGAGAGTAGATAGAAAATCTACTTTATCTGCTGAGGAAATCTTTGAGATGCGTTCACAAATCCAAAGTAGTCAATTTATTGAGAATCTATCTGAGCAGTTAGAAATCCTAGCAGATGCCTCACAGGTAGATAAATCAATTGAAGTACCTAGAGAAGTATCTATCAAACTCATCGAGTACAGAAATTACTGTGAACGTAGAGCTAAAGAAATACCTAATCCAGAAAACTCTAAGCAGTTATTAATTGCAGAGCTAGAACATAGAGACTTTAAAGTCTTAAAACTAGCAGGTGCTTATGCCTTTATGGATAACTCTATGTGGGTTACTGAAGAGCATTTAGATAATGCAATTAAGCTGGCTGAGGATAGTGGCGAAGCATTTCGTTCAATTGTAGAGCGAGATAGACCTTGGGTTCGCTTAGCTAAATATATTGCAGAAGTGGGTGATGAAGTAACTCAAGCAGATTTATCCCAAGATTTACCAATCTACTCAGGTCCTAAATCAGCTAAAGATGAGCTACTAACTAATGCTATTGCTTGGGGATACAAGAATAACGTCATTATTAAAAAGCGTTATGAAGATGGAATTGAATTTCTAAGAGGTGAAAGCTTAGATGAAACCAGTACAGATAAGATGATTATTACTTACAGCAATCAAATTACTGAAGGGTATCAGAATGAGTATGCTCCTTTTGAGAAACTCCATCAATTAACTCAACAACCTAATATGCATTGGGTTAATCATCACCTAGATAACGGATACCGCAAAGAAGAACATATTGACGCCTCTGTAGGCACAAATATGCTTGTCCTAGATGTTGATAACGGTACCCGATTAGAAGTCGTCAGAGAGCTTCTCAGGGACTATAAATACCATATCTATACTACCAAAAGACATACTTCCTCAGAGCATAGATTCAGAATCATTTTACCTCTAAGCCATGTACTGAAATTAGATATCAGAGATTACAAAGAATTCATGAATAACGTATTTGAATTCCTACCCTTTGATGTTGATACTCAGACAGGACAAAGAGCTAGAAAATGGCTAACTCACAAAGGTCATTATGAATATAACGATGGTGAGTTATTTGATGCTATGCCTTTTATTCCTAGAACCGCTAAGAATGATTCACGCCTAAACCAAATGAAAAACCAGTCAGATTTAGACAGGTTAGAAAGATGGATTATGAATAATTCAGGAGATGGTAATAGAAATAATATGCTCTTGAGATATGGACTAATTCTTGTAGATTCTGGCTTTAAGCTAGATGAAGTAAGAACCAAATTGCTTAACTTAAACGATAAATTATCCGACAAGTTAAGTGAAACTGAGATTCTTTCTACCATTTTAGTAACAGTGTCTAAAAAGCTGATTACTTCTAATGCTAGTAATGATGAACATTCTAATCAAGTAATTAACAGTTAACTATAAGGAATAAAACCAAATGAGTAACAATAAAAATATTGTTCTGATTATGGGTAAACCTAATACTGGTAAGAGTACTTCTTTGATGAAGCTAGCTAACCAAGATAGGTATGTTTATCTCAATACAGATTAATTTCTAGTCTGGCTTAGTAGAAATACTATGAATAATTAACCTATCTAATTCAGGGAAACTCCTAACGTAAAGCCGAGGACAACCCTGAGCGAAGCTAATAGAAAAATAAATAGAAGGTAATGAACGTGGAAAAGGTAATTAACGTCAACGGCAAAACATATGTTATATGTAGCAGCGGTAAGGTTTTTCGAGAAACTCTAAGAAAAATTCCCATTGTTACTAAAGGTATGCGCTTCTCTGGAAAATTTCTAGAAATCCAAGAACCCCGTAAACCATTAAAGCGTATCCTAAATAACCGAGGATATCTATCGGTAAAATTGGATAAAAAGACGAAAATGGTACATCGTTTAATTGCTGAAGCTTTTATCCCCAACCCAGAAAATAAACCATATGTGAACCATCTTAATGGCAATCGTTTAGATAACCGTGTAGAGAACCTTGAGTGGTGTACTCAACAAGAAAACGTTCATCATGCATTTAATACTGGTTTAATTTCCGAAAAGGGAAGAAAAAACTCCATACAGGCATTATTAGATAATAATCCAAATCCGAGATTGTCCGATAGTGCTATTGAAGATATTCGTACTAATTTTAAAAAGAGGTGCCCAGTAAACGGGGCAAATGCCTTTGCAAAAAAGTATGGGGTATCCACTACCACTATTTCTTATGTTATTAATCGAAGAAAACATTATGTTTTCTATTAGAACGTGCAACGACTATCCCCAATGGGGAGTACATACGAAGCTAATGCGTATGGAAACGGTAGGCGTCTTAACAGATAGTGCTGAAGATGAAGATATAGTCTGTTCTCATAAGAAATTATGAGCAATTCTAGATGAATTGACTTAATGAGTTGCGTCATTAAGTAAACACAAAAGATGAAAGAACTGCCCTTCAAAGATAAATTCTTAAAGAATGTACAGGTAGCTGATGCTCTTGATGTACTTGGGTTCATTTCAGAGATTGAAAAGAATCCTGATGTTGATGGGGTTGTTATAGATACCCTAACTTTCTTAATGAGTATGTATGAAAGGCAGTATGTAGCTACTGCTACAAACACCCAAAAGGCATGGGGAGATTACGGGAACTTCTACCGTGAATTAATCCACGCAATTAAAGCAGGTACTAAAGACTACATTATCTTTGCTCATGAGGATTCAGAACTAAATACTCAAACCATGCAGATGGAAACTAGAGTACCCGTAAAAGGCTCTGTAGGAAGAACTGGAGTAGAGGCAGACTTTACTACTATTCTCTCTGCTAAGCAGGTTCCTATCTCTATTCTTCAAGATGAGAAATATCATAATGATTTATTAAATATTACTCCTGAAGAAGAGGAAGATGGTCAGAAGCACGTATTCGTAACCCGAGTAACTAAAGAGTATGTCGGTGAGAAAATGAGAAGTGCTATGGGCTTATGGAACCGTAATGAGTTATATATCGATAATGATATTAATCAAGTACTTATCCGATTAAAAGAGTACTATAATTAATTCTTTAAATTTAAAGAAATTAGTTATCTACCCTTGTCTTTACTAAATAAAACCAATAGTTATATCTCCTATTTCTATTGGTTTTATTTTCCCTAAATTAATTAATTAATAAAAACTATATATAGGAAATTATTATGACTTTTTTTGGTAACCTAGAAACCTCTTCAGATATCCAACAAGAACAGGATTTCGTATCTCGTGGTGGTTTATTAGATTCTGATATTTATACCCTCACTATTAAATTAGCTTATGGTGTTATCGCTGGTAGTGGCGCTAAAGGTTTAGCTATCGTAGGGGAGACTGAAGATGGTCGAGAAGTCCGTCAAACTTTCTACTTAACCTCAGGTACTGCTAAGGGTTGTTTAAACTTCTGGACTGACCAGAATGGTAAAAAACACTACTTACCTGGCTTTAACATGGCAGATTCATTAGCCCTTCTAACCGTTGGTAAGTCGATTACAGAGCTTCCTACAGAGACTAAGAAGATTAGCCTATGGAACTCAGAAGTTCGTGCAGAAGTGCCTACAGACGTTCCTATGTTCATGGATTTAATTGGCCAGAAAATCAAAGCAGGAATCCAGAAACAGTTGGTTAATAAAACTGCTCAAGGTTCTTCAGGTAAATGGGTTAACACCTCTGAAACCAGAGAAGTTAATGAAATCGATAAATTCTTCCGAGAACGTGATTCTAAAACCACAACAGAAATCCGTGCAGAAGCTCCTGAAGCCAATTACATTGAAATTTGGAAAACTCAAAACCAAGGTCAATTAATTGATAAGGTTAAGAAAGCTGACCCTTCAACGTCAAGAGCAGCTAATAGCAGTGCCTCTAATGGTGGTACTGCAATGCCTACAAAGAGCTTATTTGCTTAATTAGTTAGTCTTAACTGATGGATACTTAAATATGGAAAATTTATCTAATCCAGTAAAGATTAATTTTACTTTAACCCCTAGTGCAGTAAAAGCATTCTTACTTGCAGAGCTAAGCAATCATTTAAGGATTCTGTTTGCCTATGATACGTACTGTAGAATTCGTGATAAAGAATCCTTGGTACTTAAGGTATCGACTGGAGACTCTGAATTAGATGCTGAGCTATCAAAGAAAATCTCAGGTAGTGAATTAGCAGCTTATAAAGTTGGTTTACTATCCTCTACTGATTTTATGGAAATGAAGACAGGTAGAGGAACTACCACTGAAGATACTACCGAAGAAGAGTATGAATATGTCCTACAGCTAAAGAAGCTATCTGAGAAAATGAATAGCATTTTCCAAGAACATATCGATTCTCTTCTTATATCCTCAAAAGAGGAAATTCTTCAACTTCCTCCATTTAAAGAATTAGCTCAAAAGCTAATTCAAGAAGTTATTGATAAATGTATCAATGTAGTAAAAACAGAGGATAATGACTAAGTCGGTTAATATCCCTATTGTTGGAATTGATCCTAGCCTTAATAACTGGGGAATGGTAAAAGGAGAGATGTATGTCTCTCCTACTACCTACGAAATCCATTCAATTCATATCAAATCAAACATAGTTTTACAGCCTAAAACTACTTACCAAAAACACTCTCTACAAAGCATTAAAGACTATTCCAGAGCATTTGAGATTTACTCTAATACCCTTGGATTCATTGATAATGCGCCTAAAGTAGTATTTGTAGAATTCCCCATAGGTAGTCAATCAGCTAGGGCAATGGCTTCCTATGGTGTCTGTCTAGGAATTCTAGGCTCACTAGGTAATAGTTTACCCATCATTTCAGTTACTCCCAACGAAGTAAAAATGTCCACTGTAGGCTCTAGAACAGCCTCTAAGGAAGAAATGATTCAATGGGCTATAACTACTCACCCAGAACTAGAAATGCCCTCTAGAACGCTTAGAGGATCTCCTACACTTATCACATCAAAGGCTGAGCATATTGCTGATGCGGTAGGTGCTATTTATGCAGGTATCTCTAAACTAGATTTACCTGATTTTTTAAAAACACTTTAAATTTAAAAGGATAAAAAATATGCAGATTTCTTTAAACCAAGAAGAGATTGAACAAGCCATCCTCAAATATATTACTGAACTAGGTATTGCGGTTGACCCTGCTACTGCACAGATGACGTTTACTTCTGGCAGAAGCGATAAAGGATTAACTGTAGATATCAATGATGAAACCAGCGTAATTAAACGAGGTATTGAAAATGTGGAGTCGAATACTCTTAGTGGCAGCGGAAGCGATAATAGTAAGTTTACTAAGCCAAGCAACCCAGAACCACAAGCCAAAGAAGAGGAAGTAGTAGTAGTTGATACTTCTCCTGCTATGCTTGAGGAAGATGAGGATATTCCACTTCAATCAGAATCTACTTCTACTAGTACCTCTAGTCTGTTTTCCTAGTAAGCTCTCCTAATATCCACTTGGGATAGATTAGTAGATTAGATATTTAGATATCTAGTTATACTGACTATCCTAGGTGGATTCTTTTTTATTATGTGGAGATTACTATGATTACATTTATTAAGATAGTCGCATACCTAATACTGATATTAGTAGGAGGAGTTTCTGCTTTCTTAATGGGTGCAGTATTCTTAGGAATAATAAGCTTTTTACCCTACATCATAGTAGGTGGTGGGATTATCATGCTTGCCTTTATGATTATTACTAGTAAACCTTTTGATGATTAGGAATCCTAATGAGATATCAATTACTTATGATGAAAAAAGAATTAGAGGGCATTTCCGATAGGCTTATCCTACTTCACGAAAGAGAGAGGAGTCCCTATAAAAAGGAACTCCTACACTCTAACTTGGAAGTAACTAATTCTTTAATTTCGGTATTTGATGCCTCTATCCAAGCTTTGGGTAGGGAATCATCTTCCGAGAAAAAAGATAAGTATGTTAAAAAAGATCCAATGTCATTACATTAATCTGGATTAATATAAATTACTTATCCCATACTCAATCGTACCAATAGTACCCACATTTTTAGGAATATTAAATATACTCCACTCTAGTGGATTTCTAGTTAGACGATTGGTAGTAAGCCAAGAGGAATCCATAACAGTATCTAAGCCACTAATACCAACTGTGGCATTAGTAAGGATTGTAGATACTACATGTACTGGCTTATTAACTAATAATGAAGCCAATACTCTTTGGATTCCTAAGGCATACTTCATAAATAATACTAATCCTAAACCGTCCATATATTGAAGATGTCTAGGCATCGCAATATCGTACATAATGAACGAATCTTTAGCAGCATCTAATGCCTCTTTTTCACTTAGTGGATTATGCTTCTTATTGGTTAAATGGTCATATAACGCATGTCTTGCTACAAAATCACTGTATTGAGTTGCTGTATTCAGTACTTTAAATAGCGTAGTATCCTGAGCCATGTACACGAATTTAGCCACTTCTCTAACTGATTTTGGAAGCTTAGAAGTTTTCTCATCTAACTTATTAAAGAATTGATTTCTTAAAGAATATGGGTCATCTTCCAAAGCTACGTCCTCAACAATCGTAGGCATTAATCCGTTATGAATTAGTGTCTGAATAGGGTTATTATTTAATACCTGTCTAAGTGTCTCTAAATCACTCTCCATACGCTTACGTTGAGCAGCAGGAATATCTGGATTAATAGATAATCGAGTGTGTAAATCATAAGCTTGATCAGTTCTAAGCTTGTAGTCCTTAAGAAGCTTATAACCCTCAATCTGTTTAGTGATTGCCTTGATTGGGTGCATACCATTCATCATAAGAAGTGTGGTGTTGGACCAAATATTTCCTAATAAAACAACTCCTGATTTAACAACAATCCATTGTTTCATTTCTTGAATCATAGTCCTAAATACATCTTCCCCTCTTCGGATATGATGTATAGCACGCTTAGCAAAGGCTTCAGCGTCTTTCGGGTCTACCCCTAACCACTTAGTACCAACAGTCTTATAAATGTGTTCTACTGCAGCTACAAATAGCTCTGTGAATTTATTCCTATTGGCCGGGTCAGATTCTAGGAACTCCGCTAAGCTAGGCATACGATAACCAAAGGTAACTGTTAATAGGTCTTTTCTAACAAAAATTCCATCTTTAACATTATCGTCCTTTAACATAAGCTGAGGATTAGCCTTAGCCATATTGGTTTTCAAATAATTCTGAGTTTCCTCAGGAATTAAATTCCAATACTCTGCTAATACAGGGTCTTTTGAATCCTTACCAACCCAGACAAATGATTCCTTATAGAGGTCATAATCATCTTTGAAATCACTAATTAATACATCAGCCACATTTTGGTTATGGTTTACGGTTTCTACTTTGTCATAAATAGAAGCAGCATATTTACCTAGTAACGTACCAAAGTCATTATTTCTAGAGAATAAAGAATCTTTGGTGTGGTTATCCATTTCATATCTGTAGTTAGCAACTAAGCCATTTGATGTTAGTAGTGGAATTGCATAGTCTCTTCTTAGGTTACCTGGATTCTCAAACTTAAATGGTGTTTTAAATAAGGAATCAATATCCTTTCTTCTCTTAGCATAGGTCTGTTTTACCCCATTAGAGAAGTTACTCTCAAATACAGTAGTTCCTCTGTGGTGTTTGTTTGTAATCTGCATGGCTTGAGACACATAGCGATTACTACCACTATTCTTAAGAACATACATATATTGCTTCTCAGGACCTGAAGTAATTGATGGGTCTGTAGATACTGGATTATTAATCATCACATAACCCATGGCTTTATATTTACTGGCTTCAGATGCAGGAGCAATCTCAAAATGAGTTCTCTCATCTAATTGGTCTGGTAAATACGCATCAGTCATGTGAGCACCTAAAGTATCTTCAGAGAATAATATCTCTTTAGACTGCTTCTCAAGGTCTCTCACGAACTGTAATGTCCACTTAATACCATTACCATCAGTACGTGCATTTTCCGTCTGTAAGAGCCTGTGAGCCACTGTAAGCTCTTCTGGCTTCATATAAGAAATAGCCATTAAGCTAAATAATTTCTTAAGCGTAGGCTCTACTGCTTTGGCTTGCTTTTCTGATACCCGTGCTACTTTAGGATCAATACCTACTAATCTAGCAATTGCTCCAATATTGTTTAGAGCATGTGCATGTACAGAATTACCTCCATATAAAGAACGATAAGCAAAATCTGAAACCAGTTTTAGGTAAGCATTAACGTGCCCTTTATTCTGGGCACTACTACGTAATTGAGCAGATAGTCTTTGGATTTCTTTAGATAGCTTGTCTCCATCTTTTAAGAATCCTTCGATATCTTCCATACTGTAGTCATCGATAAGGTATTGAGTACCACCTCGTAAGAATACTTGAGAGATGGTATTTCTCTCTGTTTGGGTTAAATGAATACCTCCATTCTTGAAACCAGAATCTAAGAATTTCTTAGCATTAGCTTCAATAGTCTTTCTATTTCCCTGTAGGAAGTTAGCAGCGACTACCATTGCTTCCATAGGTTTGTGGTGTCCGTGAATATGAGTAGCTAGGTTTCTAACAAATCCCGGTCTACTATCTTCCTTGCCTCTAGTGAAGTCAATATAGTTATAGAAGGATTTAAGCATACCTCCATTTTTTACAAAGTCAGGATTTTTCATGCCTGTCTTTATTGAAGTAGCTACTGTATAGATGGTATTAGCAATACCCCCTTTCTTATTCTTAGTAGCACTAGAGAGTCTTTCTGCTGCGGTTTGAATAGTAGCCTTACCTGCATTTGAGATACCGCTATTAATCCTATCAGTAACGTACCCTAGGTTAGAGATAATATTTTCACCAGAGAGTTTATTAGCATGCCTCTGTTGGATTGATTCCAAACGATAAGCCAAGATTTCTAACTGTTCTTTAATAGTTTGGTTTTGATTAGTTCCTGTAGCTTTATCGTTAATCCAACTAAATAAATCCTCAACGAGCTGTTTAATTCTCTGCGTAATTGTAGGATTATCTTTTTTCTCTTTTTGTTCTACTGGTATGTTAAGTACATTCCCTACCTCGGTATTGGATAAACCAAGGGCAATGAATCTAGCTAAGAAATCAGTATTATTTTCTTTTCTAAATAGGTCCTCGTGCTTTTCTTGGGCTAGTTTAATATCTTCCTTAGTAGCAGTTTTCATTGTTAAACCAGTAGGTAAGAAATGCTCTGGTTTAATTGTTTTTTCTGTATATCGGTATAAATCAACTAATTGTCTATACGTTGCTGTACGGAAGATAGGATTATCTTTACGCTTCTCAAAGAATGTAGCTAAGGTAGTTCCTGCCATATCAAAAGTAAACTTCTGAGCACGACTACTCTTAAAGGACATCGGAGGAGCACCTAAGAATGGAAGATAATCATCTTCTAATTTTGAGTAACCAGGCTCTGCTATTGGAGCAGGATTATGAGTGAAATCAAATGAAGTCTGTTCTGTATATGTGGTATTAACAGTAACCTTATCGATTAACTCGTGTACCTCTTTTAGGTTCTTCTGTGTTTCTATATTGCTATCACTATCTAGACTATTTAGAATATCTTCAACAGTAGCATTGTCATAAATATCTAGGCCATTTGTCTCTTTATATACTTGAGGATTTCCATAAGTATCGTATGAGACTTCTAAAGATTTAACAATAATTTCCCTAGTGATAGAACTAAGTGCTTTATAAAGGCTAAGTCCTTCTTTGTAATTCTTGTTCTTATGAGATTGTTTTACTAATACACGGGTGATAATATCAATAAACCAATCACCAAAAGTTAGCAACTTATCAAAGAACATGTTATTGCTATGCTTCTTACGGAATTCCTCTGATACTGGGGTAGTAAACAATCTGTACATAGTCTCTTTGTTTGTCATACCCATTGCGATAAATTCATCTGTATTTTGAAGTGCGTACGCAATATCAGAATCATCAGTAAATTCTTTCAGCTGTTCCTTAGCATCTTCAAGTAGTTCCTTTAATAAAATAACTTCTTTGCTATCTGGGAAGGTACGAATATAATGAAGCGTAAGTGCGTGAAGAATTTCATGGACAGCAGTCTCTAACCTTGTCCCGTGTGCCAAAAAGTCAGGAGACCCTAAAGATATCACTCCCACTGTATTGGGATTTTTCCCTTTATTTATTTCTCCACGTCTTGCCGAGAACACTCCCCCTAATCCACGCTTATATTCATCTAAGAACTTTCTTCCATCTTCGCTATTGAAAGGAGTATCTTCTAATTTAGTATCTTTAGTAATGAAATGTACTTCTATATTTTTAAGGGCATTTCCTATGTTTGGCGTTTCCCTTAAAAAGGTAATCATTGGGATTAAGTAATTATCCTCTTCTTTAATAATCTCTGGATTATTTAGGATTTCCTGTACTAAGTCATATGCATTACTGTCAGGATTATTTCGTAAATATTTCTCTAGAGGTTTATTAATTTCTTCTCTACTATAAGTATAGTATTCATCATCATAGATAGCGTTCTCATCTAATAAGATACCGAAAGGACTATTTTTAGTTTTTGGTAACTCAGTCTTATATTTCTTAGCTGTTTTAGGAGTAGCTGGTGGCGATGTGGGAGGGGTTTCTTGAGAAGAGCCCTTTTTTACATCTTCTGATCTCTTAATAAAATCAAAGTCTTCAAGCCCTTCAGGAGAATCTGGATCAAAGCTCTGAACAGGTTCAACAAGAGTTTCTACATATTTTTGGTATGTGTAGAGAGGTACTCTTGGATTCTTAATCTTTTGATACGCTGCCTTAGTAATAGCTTCTAAAGCCTGAACTACTTCTTTATTAGGCTGAAGTAATGCAGTACTGAAGACATGGAAAGGACCTTGCTCTTTTAACATCTTTTCTGGGATACCATATTTCTTCTGGATTGCAATGATTTGGTTCTCAACCCGTTCGATATCCTCTTTGGTAATTTCATACCCACCTTCTTCTGATGAATATTGGTTTACTATACCCCCTTCATAATCTCTAAGGGTAAGGAGTTTATTCATCTCGGTAATGTAAGCAGTGTCTAGGGCTCTCTTATATGTAGTATATAAGTGATGAACGTAGTCTCTTACCTCTCCGCCATCAACAGTAATTACATTTCGCTGCAGTGGATTAATAGAATATAAATAGTCTAATACCCCTTTAGCGATTTGATCAGTAGATACATGCTTTTCTAATCCAGCAAGGTCAATATTCATCACAATAGATTCAAAGGACTTTAATGCCTCTGTTTGTGGTGAGTATGTGCTGATAGCATTCCATGTTTGTTTATTTAACTCATGAGCTGCGTCATCAGCAAGTAAGAAGCTGGTTAGTAATTCATCATGGTTATTTAAAGCATCAACAACAGTCTGTGCTAGGTGAGAAATAAAGCTATCTAGAGAGTGTACAGTTGCGGATACAGCAGATAACCCGGGGTCTGTATGAGAAGGTAAATTAGCCCTTGTAGAGTGCGTTAGAGACTTCTGATTCTCTTTCTTACCCTGCATGTTAGCAGTTGGCTTAGAGCTAATACTAACCTTATTAATTGGGTTAATCGCATCTGAGCGAGTATTATTTAATAACTGAATACCCGTATTAATGAAATCATCTTTAGACCAAATACTATTAATAATTGGTACTAAACCATGAATCTTTCCAAGGATTTCATTATATTCATCTCTTGAGAAATCCCTCTCATATGTACCATTTACTTTCTTGATTCCGTATTCGGCATAGGAATTTTCTAAGAGTGGTCGTACAATCGCATTAAATAAACCATAAACAGCATTGGTAGTATTTACCATCATTTGCTGTGTTTTTCTCATACTCTCAAAATATTTGTTTGCTACGTCTCCTGCGAATTCTCCGATAGTCATTGAGAAAGCATCTTGCAGGAATAGCTCTACACTTGTAGAGATTTCATGATTTAATAGCTCCTCATAAGATTTAATATTTTTTAATTTATTTAAATCATCTTTTAAGGATTCGTTATATCGATACCCTCTATCTAATGACTCTCCACGATCACCATCCATGAGCATGGTAACATCTTCGATATCCTGAATCATATCCTTAAAGTAGGCTAATCCTTCAGGCGTAGATAAGAACTCCTCATTCTTTTCTATATATTTATAGAAGCTAGCTAGGAAGTCCTCAGATAATACACGTACAGCATTGTGAGTAGCTGAACCGAAAACCATAGCAGAAACAATATTCTTAACAAAGTCCCTGCCTGTTTTGGTAATAGCGTGAATATCGTTTCCTTCATGGAAAGGCTCAAATATTCCATAAATCTTAGCAAAGACTCTAGAGAATGTATTATCTGAATCTTTTTCAGTTCGGATATTCGGGTAAGAAATATATAACCTCTCTAAGATGTTATACATAAAGTCTTGGTATAAGTCTTTATTCCCTGCTTTTGTCCGATAGTCGACAACACTACTCATATCTTTAAATTCTCTGTCTGCAGCGGTAAACATACCTCCCCGTCTTAGAGAATCTGTAATGGTTTCCTTAGGATTACTCCCTGCACGTATACCATTTAGAATGTGATATAAGAATGGACCATTAGTAACCCCGTCAATGGCATTAACCATTTTTGAAGTAAATACATTTGTTCCTGAATCTTGAGCATGTAAGAACTTAGCTAATTCTGTTAAGGCAAGTAAGGATAAATATTTCTCGCCTCCTTCATCTACAGTAGCTCCAATTGCTTCATTGATTTTAGTATCTTCTAATGTTTTCTCTTTTAATCCTAGCCGTTGTTGGATTGCATCAATACCTTTTTGAAGCTCTTCATCATTCTGGATTCGATCCATTAATAATTTAATAGAAGTAGCTTTATGTTCTGTATCTGCATTTGCCCCGAAACCAACAGCAATTGCATGTAGGAAGGTATTTACTTTCTCGATATCATCTAGTTTTACTTCTACTTCCCACTCTTTAGAGTGAGTAAGATAACGGTGCATCTTATTGGCTTGTAGGTTAAACCTACCTTCCATACCAACCCGACCGTTTTTCCAATAGTCAAAAGAAAAGAAGAATTCAGAATCAAGTCCTTGCTCTTGGCTTAAAACCATATCTAAGAACTCTAAGAAATAATCTAAGTTTCTTTCAAGGTCTTTATTCTTAGCTTCTGCACTCTCCCTACGGTTAACGTGCATTTTCTTAATTTCATCAGGGTGTACCCAACCACCCATCTTTAAGAAGGCTTCTTTATCTTTTGGATTTCCATTCTCGTCTAAGCCTCCGAGCATTGGTAGGATAATATCTACCATCTCTTTATTTAGTTTATAGGCTTCTTCTCGCTTACCTGTAAGAATCTTTTTAAGTTTCTTAGGTACTGACATTCCTGTACCCGATGCTTTTTGCTTAGTAAATTTCTCTGGTGCAAAGGAAGGGAATACATCAGCAGATGAACCTGTAAATAGATTAGTAACTACATGTCCACTCTTATTATTAACTTCAATTAACTGCTTAGTAGCAGGGATTAATTCCCCTCTTCTATTCACTGTAGGGCGGATTATCATACGCCCACCAGTACCTACTTGGTTAGTTGCAGCAATCTTCTCGTTAAGTGTAAGCTTATCATTGCCCTCAATTAGGGCTTTCATTGTGCTTGAATCAATGTGGGTATGTGAGAACGTACCTAGCTCAATCAAGGTTCTAGTAGCTACCAAGCCCATTGCTGCTTCTAGCTTAGGTAGGATATCTCTACCTGCTTGTTTAGTACTTCTTAAACCAAGAGATTTAACTGCTAATTCACCAATGGAGTTAGCAACCGTACCCATAAAGACACCTTTACGATAAGCCTGTCTTTCCTCAACAGATAAGGGACTCTTATCCTTTCTACCGAGCATACGATTGATTGCCTTATCATCGTTATACATCATCTGAGAGGCTCTCTCAGTAACGTAACGATACGCAGCAGAAGCCATAGCTAAGGATACGTTTTCCTCAATGTAAGGGTTACCCTCAGCATCATATTCAACTAATTGGTCAAACAGGTTCTCATTAGCGTATTTAGCATCAGGTCTTAAATAGATTTCATACATAGCCTCATTAAATCTCTGAGCAAAGCTTACAAAGAGGTCCATACCATTCTGATGGTTCTGTACAAACTTTTCTTGCATGTGTTTAGGCAAGTAAGATTTCCAATCAATTACACCTGATGTTGCTTTAGATAGGAAATTTCTTTCTGAAACCAAAGGCAATCTATGTGCATTATCTACTTCCCTATCAGATTGCGTCAGAAACGTTGCGAGGACGTTTTTAATCTTACCGTAGGGCGTATCCTCTTTAGTTGTATTACTTGCCTTAAAGATGCCTAGGTAAGCTGTAGGAGGTATTTGTTTAGTATCATCACTCTCCTCATTATCAGCCTTAGCTACCATATCCCTAATACTTTCTAATTGCTTTTTAAAGTCAGGAACATTTGGATCATCTTGTAGTGATGGTTTCTCTTTAGATTTTTTCTCTTTTTCTTTCTTGGGTTCTTGATTCTTTTTACTTAAGCCAATTTTTGTTTCACGATTAGTAATGGCATTATCTTCAGAATCAATATCCTCCTCAATCCTACCGTTGCTAAAGATAGGAGTTACTGTACCCTCTTCATCTGCTTCTCTAAAGTACTTACTTCTAATCTCTCTGTCAGAAGTTTCATTAGTACTTGGAGGAGGAAGGTGAGATTCACCGATTACTTCAGAATCATCAATCAAACCCTGCTTATGTAAATCATCGTAAGCGGCTAATTCTTCATCAGATAGTGATGGTGGTATGTCAGGAGGAGATGTATCTTGATTATCTCCTTGTCCAGTATCTCCTTCTTTAGTAGGGGTTTCCTTAGGAGGTTCCTGTGTAGTTGGTTTAGTAGTCTTAGTGTCCTTACCAGTCTCAGAAGATTTAGGAGCCGTAGTAAACTCACTTAAATACTGCTCTACCGATTTACCATGGTTTGCTTTAATCCAAGCACCTAAAGCAGCTCTATTAACTGTATTCTTACCTGTACCTAAAACAGCAGGAATACCATAAGCAATTGAAATAGCAGAAATAGTTCTATTTAATTGGTTAAAGTATTTTCCTGAATAATCAACATCTGCTGCTTCTTTATCTGAACCAACAGATTCATTGATTGACATAACCCCTGCATTTTTAAGAGTGGTATTAATACGAGAAGATAGTTCCGTACCCCACATTGCAGAGTCATTTGTCATATTAAGTAATGTTCTCAATACCAAATCTCTTAGGGATACCTGATTCTCTCCTGATCTATCTTCAGGGTCTGGAATCATTACATTCTCTGCAAAGGCTACTTTAGGCTTAATATTCTCATAGTTGTATGGAGCTACTTTATTCTTCTTAGCTAGCTTATTGTAAGCATCAACATTAGCTCTTATCTTCTGGTCTGTAGCATCATCTAACTGGTTTAAACCAACCTGATAATCAATGGTTTCTACTTCATTGCCTTCAAATACAATAGCCCCACGGTTATTTAATTGCTTAGAAGGGGTGCTTGTTTTTGGAGGAGTAGTAGTAGTGGTAGAAGAATTACCTTCTTTTGCTGTAGTTGTACTTGTAGAAGTGCTTGTAGTCTGTTTAGGTATAGTTACATCACTACCCTGTTCTACGGCATTAATATAAGATTTTACATCTACGTCTTTATTAGCCTCTCTCCAAGCATTTAATTCCTTAGCGCTTGTTGCTGGAGGCCATGGCATACCATAAGCTACCGCTACTTGGTTTACTAAGAAATCCATCTGGTTTGCTTTAGCTGCGTTATCAGATTCTCTAAGGCTATTAATCCCTGTAGCCTTCATAACCGCCTGTGTGAGCTTTTTACCGTACAGAGGTCTATCGCCATCTCCTTTAATTGCAACGTCTAAAATATGCTCTACAAGGCTTCTATCACCTACTTTAAGTTCCCTAGCCATAGCAATCTTATTCGCTACATGCTTTTCTTGGGCTCTTGGGAAGGTAGAAGTAGTGCGACTTAGTAATGATTTATACGTAGGAGAATCCACATCAGGAGAATCATAAACAGACTCTACTGAATCTTTTCCAATATTTACATATCCTTTTGTTTTCCCTTCTGGGATTTCTTGAGACTTCTGCTTACTTGTGGAAGTAGCCGTACTTGTCTTAGGCGATGTAGTTGCCGTATTAGAGGAGGTAGCAGTACTTGAGGTACTTGGTTTTGTTGGTTTTTTAATAGCCCCTCTTAATTTATCCCGTAATCCCTGTAACCCTCTTTTCTTAAGGGAGGCTTCTTGATTAGATTCTTCTCTGGCTTTATTTAGGATATTTTGCATTCCTTGAGGAAGGTCTACATATTCTCCTGTTAAATCAGTAGATACATTGTCAAAGATTTCATATGCCTCTAATTGGCTATCTCTAGTACTAAAGTCAAAAGCCTTAGGTTTTCTAGTAGCTGTACTATCTAAACCAATATCTGGATTCTGTGCAATTTCTAATGCACTGGCTAATGTATTAGCTGTGTTATCTAAATGGTCTGCTAAACCAGACATAGTAGAACCTAACTGTCTAGATGCAGCACTGTTAGCCATAGCATCTAAGGCACCCTCATCTCCTTGAGTACGCTTACCCTCTCTGACAACCCAGTTCATATTCTCATCTTTAGAGATATGCATTGTCTTTTTGTTTTCTTGGGATTGTCTTAGGGCTTCTTGGAAAGCATCAGCTTTAGACCGTTGTTGTAAAGCAAAAGCCTGCAAACCATTTAAGGCATCAATAGCTTGGTTATAGTTGCCTGTAGCAATACCTTGTTTAATTGCGGTCTCATACTGGTCTACGCCTTTACGTCTACCATCACCCTGACCAATAGAAAGAGCTTCTAGAACAGTTCTAGACATATTCTTTTGAGCTGTCTGTTTACTGTTCTCTACAGTAGCTTGATGTTCTGCTACTGTTTTCTGTCTTTCTTCTAATAGCTGAATCCCTTGCTCAAAGATATCTTTAAGCTCTTGTGGGATATCCTCAGAGGTTTTTAATGCCTCTCTAACCTTAGTAATATCCTCTTGGGATAATGCTTCTGGATTAGTAATTGCAGTTGTAGCTAGCGTCTTAGCAGCTTTAAACCTAAGTTCTGGTGCTCCATAAAATTTCATTGTTCCTTCCTCTTCTTGAGTACCTTCAGTTGTTTTAGAAGAGGTGGAGTTTACTTCGGTAGGTTCTGTAGGAGACGTAGCTGGTGTAGTTAAGGTTTCTACTGCTTGAGATACTGATTGGGATTGCTCTTCTTCAGTAGTAGAATCAATTAAATCAGAAATCTTCTGTAGGGCATCGCCTAAACCAATAAGCTCATCTTGGACAGAAGATAGCTTGGATTGGAAATCTTCGGGGCTTAATTCTGCATGTGCTTTTTTAACAGCTTCATATGCAGATTCGCTGGCTTTAATTTTATTTAGGGTAGCCGTATCATTCTCTGATTCTGCTTTGGTTTTAGCAGCCATCATGCGGTCATAGGAAGCTTCAAAATCTTCCTTAGGCATCTGCATTAGCTTAGACTGTACTGCCTTACTAGCAGCGGCTACATTGACCTCAGTAAAGATTTTATCGATCTTTTCATCATTAGCTTTTTTCTGCTCTGGGGTAATGCCTTCTTGTTTATTACTTTCCATCAAAACAGATACAGCTTCTTTAGGGTCGTAATCAGCATGGGTACTATCTGCGATATCATCTACATTACCTGTTCTGACCCGCTCTGCTCTTTTAGCAATGGCTTCTTCTTTCTTAGCGATTTCTGCCCGTCTCTGTGCTTCTTTAGTAGCGGCTCTTCGCATAGGTGCACCAATGACTTCAGCAACTCCTCTGACGCCTCCAGTCATTCCACCGCCACCCATACCTTCGAGCATACCACTAAGGTAGATATCCTCACCTGTAGGGTCTTCTAATTGAGCCTTAGCTTCTGTATATCCTTGAGCAGCGCCAATGGGGAATTCACTAGCAAAACCACCTAAGTAAGCTTTACCAGTTCTGGTAGCCATGTTATCCCCTGCAAAGTTAGCTAGTTTACGTAGCCTACTTACATTCTTAGCAGTTTCTTCAGATGCCTCTTTAGCCGCTTTAGTAGCCCCTTTAACTGCTTTGGTAGGTGCTAATGCAGCTTTAGATAAACCAGCAATAAAACGATCTCCTGCGGCATCTAGAGAGGCTCCTGCTACAGACCATAATCTAGACTCATCTAGTTGTCCTTTAGTAGGTACAGCTCCTTGGTTTTCTTTGATATGATTATCAAGGAAATCTGTAGTCTGCCTTGAAACCTCAGAGGGCATTTCAGCAAGTAAAGAAGCTCCTCCTGTATATGCTGCAGCAAGAATGTTAGCAGCGTTCTCTGCAGCTAAACCTAAGGACGCTGACGGGTTACTTAACATGTCCCATAGTGAGCTTGCAACTAATCCCATAGCCCCAGATTCGGGGTTTCCCTCAAGACCTGCTTGCTTATAATTCTCGTAGTTTTTAGATAATTTACTAATAAGTCTATCTCTATCTTGGTCATAGATATTTGACTCATCAAATTCAAAGAACTTTCTGATAGACCTTGCATCTCTTCTAGCATCTAATGCAGATTGAACTCTACCGTAATGAGAGGACCTTGTTTCTGGATCAAGGGCGAATAGTCTTTCTTTTTCTTCAGCGGTTGCCTGACCTGAGTGGAATTTATTGTATAACTCTAATGATTCATCTTGTAGTGCTGATGTTAAATACTCAGATGCTATACTTCCCGGCATAGAGACAACATTGCCCATAAATCTACCAGCACCTTGGATTGCACGTAAACCAAGATTAACTGCAGCGGCTGAATATGAATCCCTACTTAAGCCCATTTTTCCAGTAACTGAGTTTTTATGCCTTAACATATCCTCATGCAGTCGGGGCATTGCTTCAGCAATTTTACGTGCCTTATCTTCTCTTGCTTCCGAAACTGCCTGCATTTTGTTTTTATGGGAAGATTGATTCCAATCCCCGTATCTTTGATTTAAATAGGCTTTATAATCAAATTCAGACATTCATTATTCCTTTATTGTTATAGTTATAGCAATATTATTACTGGATTATGTAGGAAAACATTTACCCCTTCACAGTACGGGTAGGGAAGTAAGAAGGAGAATTCTGTGGAACAGCAGAAAGGAAAAAAGAAATTACTCTCTAGAAGAAACAGAAAAGCTATCGTATTCACTCTATTGAGTCCTGTTGCTACTTATATCGTAGGGGCTATTATCATTGAGGGAATCTGGCCTAATTTTATTAGAGACCAACAAGATTATGAGTTATGGAGAAGATGGTCATATGACCTTTTTATTGTTCCCTTTCTCATTAACTTGATAATTGTCGTTATTTATTGGGCTATTCGATTTATTAATATGTCTGAGGATTAAAGGAATAAGAGGATACTGAAAGGTAGCCTCTTTTTTTTTTTTTCACCTATTAATGTTATTTTAAGGGAAATGCTTATTTTTTAGATTATTGATATTTTCTCTATATTTCTGTACTTTCCTCACAGCGTCTCTATTGACTGCCCCGCTTAAAATCTCCACTGGGTTATTATCAATAATCCGCTGAATTTGCGCTTTAAGTCTCTCCTCTGGGGAGCTAAATAAATTATATCCAAGATTCCAACCGCTTTTCTTAGGAAGCGTTGCAAGAGCACTCAAGATAATCTCTAGAGGGAGTCCAGTCATATCTCCATCAGAAGAAATCAAGTCTGAGTTGACTAACTGATTTACAGCTTCATTAATTGTTCTAATGTGGTCCTCCCCGGAGACAGTAACCTTATTATCGTTAAGGGCATTAGACAGTAACTTTACTACTTCTTCTGGATTTTCTCTAGCTGATAGAAGTAAATCCTCTTGGGTTCGTAGGTTAGCCTCATCTTCTATAGCCCGTTCCGCATCAGAACCTAGTGGTGTGATAGACCCGCCCACTCCATGATCAAAGTACTGTAGCATTTTCATAAGAGAGCTACCACTGACCCCTCTATCTAGTGCATCTTGCTGTAATTTAAAATTATATGCAGTGTCCGCACCCGCCCCATACTCTTTCAGAAGAGCTAAAACTTGTGCTTCCTCTTCAGGGGAGATATCACGCGCTGTAGTAAGCTCTGGCCTTTCTTTTGAAAATTCTACAATATCGGGCCGTCTCTCTTCGTACACCACAGGACCAATATTCCCCGGAATATACTGAGAGTGAGTTCCTGTATTTTGTTGAACTCGTTCTTTTGGGGTATAGGCACCTAGCTCTTTTAATCTTGGGATATCTCTACGGCCCCAAGCTTCTTGGATTTCTTTTTGACGTGTATCATGAGCAGCTTTCTCTACATGCCAATTAGTCCATGCTACGGCTTCATCTATTTGCCGCTGTCTGGTGATTTCTGGGTCATACTCCCCATGCTCATTTAATCCTAAGTTGTCTTCTCCGTATTTATCAAAAAAACGTTTAATAACATTATTAGCATTTTCGAGTCCTTGTTGCCTCTTTAAATTTTCTATAGTTAGTTGAGTCAGTAAGGCATCTGCTTCTTGTTCTCGTTCATATTCAGATTGGCTTTTCTTTAAGTTATGCTCATTAGTATTAGTAATGGATTGGGTGTTTCTAATGTTTTCAAAAGATGCCAGTCCATCTAATAATCCTTCTCCCCAACCGTCTACGCCTTCTTTGTCAAGCTCTTGCCCATATTTTTCTGCTCCTTCGAAATCACCTTGAGCAAGCAATGCATACATTCTCTGAAGTGCTTGAGAATCTGAATCTTTTTTTTGTTTTTGAGTTAAATCATATTTATTGGCTTCAGTGAGTTGTCTTGTGTGGTCTGTATTTGCCCATCGATTAGCAGTATTTGCTCTAGTCTCTTGTTGAGATAAATAAGTACCCATGGAATTCTGAAAGAACTCACCTAATCCTCGGATATCTTTATGTTTGTCTGCATAGGCTGTTGCTCCTTTGGTATCTCCTAAGGTTAATAACCTAGCGATCTCTTGTTTATGAGGCTGAGCTGCTACATCAGCAAAATAATCTTTAAATTCTTGAGTAGATTTCTCTTGATTTTGTAATCCAGAAAGTCTTGAATCAATAGCTTTAGTAGCCTCTCCCATGTCAAGCCATCTAGAACCTCCTAGATGGTTTAATAGGTTTTGGATATCTCCTTGGGTTCTAGCCTGCTCTAATTGCTCTGCAGTTGTATATTGACCTAATTTACCCATTAATTCATTTTCAGCATGACCTGCTTCTCCTTGCTTGTATGAATTAATAGCACCTAATAATCTTTCTAAACCAGTATCAAAACTATTAGATAATAGGGCATATGGTTTGGTAGCCTCGCTAGTACTATTACTAGAACTATTCCCTGGAACGTTTCTCCACGTAATTACATTACTCATGTTTTATCCTTATTTTAAGTAACCCTTTATCTAATTATCTAATACGGTTTTTATCCATATAAGTACCTACAGATTCATAAGCTCCCGGATTAGAAGCTACCCTAGCTCTTTGTCTATCTTCTAATTGACTATTTACTAGATTTCTTTGAGCAGCGTAGTTCTTCTCAAAATGCTCATTCTGTTGTTTCAGTGCTTTCTTGGCTTGTCCATATTGCTTCATTCCCATATAGAAACTACCTAAGCCTCCAAGGGTCTGTAAACCAAGACTTAAAGCACCGGGTCTATCCTTACCTCCTAACAGGAATTCTCCCCATTTAAAGGAGTCTGGATTAGTCAGATTATTTCCTACATTTAAACCATTAAAATAATTATCAGCAGCGTTAGGCATACCCCAACTATTTAACTGTCCTGTGAGGTCTAAATGGGCTAACGGGTTTTGATGCTTATTTACTGCAGTCCAATCGATATTATTAAACATTGTTATTCACCTTAACTAAAATTATTATTATTTGAGAATGTATTAAATTGACCACTTAGGGATTCAGACAATGTAGGTAATGATAAAGCATGTTTGTAATAGTACTTATGTTCTAGTAATAGCAAATCAGGTCTACCTGCTGCTTTTACCGTGCGGGTATAGAAAGCGTTAGAATCCTCTCCCGGTAAAATAATAGGAACTAAGTACTGATGATTTCCTTCCATCATTGACTTTGTTAATTCATTTAATTCTTCTGTTTTTGATTTTACGTCAGTAACAAAGTCATCAAATTCTGTCTGTAGTTTATGGAACTTCTGTTGAAGTACCTGATTACTTGCTTTAATTAAACCAGTAGATGCAGACTGTAAATGCTTACCCCAATTGGTAGTTTTAAATTTACCACTCATAGATACTACTGCAGCAATGACTGCTGCAATAATTGCAAACTCCTCTCCGAATATCTTAGCAACTAATTTAGCTCCTACAGAGATTGCAATATTAATTAGGATACTTGTTAGGATAGCCTTCATTACTGCAAGGGCTGCAGCAGTAGTAACTACAGCAGAAGCTACCATAGCAGCAGATAATCCAGTACCTAATGAATAGATTGTGATAGCAATTGCAGCGACTTTAAGGAAGGTTTTAAAGAATCCTCGTTGATACCATTTAACTTTAGTAACTACTCTAGAGTTAAATATGAAATTCATACCATAAGAAATTACCTGCTCTCGTTTAGCTAATCCCATTTTATTTAAAATAGTTCTATCAATTGGGATAAGTAAATTCTCTATATCTTTATATAAAGTAGCTGAGGTAGTGTGTTTGCCATAGATGTATTGAACCATTCTCATCTCATGGACTTGGTATTCTTCGTATATTTGACTAGATATCTGCTTTCGATATTTGATATGAGGTACTTGTACAGTGTACGTTATTTCTCTACCTTCACTGTCTCCAATACTCATGGTTGTCATTGTTCTGGTTTCAGGAGTATATGCCCTAACTGGTTTAGTATATTTACCTATAGGAGCTACCCTACCTACTAAGACAGATCGGGTAATGCCACTAGCAGAAAAACCAATCCTATATGCCTTATCCTTGATAATATACTCTACCGAATTTGCAGAAGAGTTTCTATTTAATAACCCTGTAAATCGTCTAGGATTCTCAATAGCTACACCATTCTTAGGAGGATCAATTACTTTAATATTTCCATGCGAATCCCTAGAAACTTTATATCTAGAGTTATAGAGGTGTTTAATGAATTCAAAAGTATATTCATTTACTGCTGGACTGTTATAAGAAGGTAGTGCAGATACACCCATAAATAATAAGGCTTGCTCTACATCTTTAACATTTTCACGGTCTTTATGTATCTGCTCACTTACTTCCTCATATTTCAAACCAATCATCTTAACTAGTTTTTTACTACTAGCTAGATGGTCTTTACGGTCCATTAGGTTGGTTTTATTTAACCTAAAATAAGCCATAGGATAAAACTGACCTGCTACTTGTCGAGTATGGGATTCAGTAAGTAAATTATCTATTTCAGGATATTTCCCTTCCCCTAAACGAAAGGTTTTATACTTTAGTTTATTCCCTACTGAGTAATGGACATTAATATACGTATCTTCAGAATCGTCAGGAAAGGCTACAGGAAGCTTTTCTAGAGTGGTTTGATTGCTTACCCATCTACTTATATCAGTAGTCTCTAAAAACGCCTCTACGGTACCGCTAGGGGTATTTCTAGATATTATTTTAAATGTGCCGGGAATAACATGAGTGTGCTTTGTTTCTGAAAGTGAAAGATTGATGGTGATAGTTGTACTAAACCAATAATCTGATGTATTTAATCTCTCGGTATTTGATGAACTCAACTCATTGTAAATATTTGGGGGGACGTGGATTTGAACACCACGGACATTCTTTTTTTCCTTCCCCCTAGTAACCGTATTTTCTGACCTATTAAAAGGAGAGTAGTTTAATAAAAACTCCCTAAGCCAGTGCTCATAATTAATATCCCCTATACGGTAGTAAATAATATCTACAGAGGATTTTTCTATCTTACTCAGTACATCAGCTACAGTCGTTACCCCATGAGTAGAAAATAAATATTCATTTTTAGGAGTTCCAAAGAAGTATCCATTATTTCCATAGCGGTAATACTGATTGGATTTAATAGCTACACTTTTTTGAAGGCTATCCATAATAGCTTCATCGATAGGTACGCTATTAAAAATGGAATTTAAATTTCCATCTCTAATAGCGTTAGGAATCATAACATCTTCGAGTGCCCTAACAACAGAAGTACCTACCGTTGTTTTCTTTTTAGAGCTAAATAAGCCCACTATTTATATCCCAATACCTTGAAGGAGTTTAGTGATTGCTCTACCTACGTTAGCATCATCAAGTCTATTAGTAGAGTTAGCTTGTGTGGCATCATCAGTAGTTCTACGAGTGCTCCAAGTAGATGTGAGGATTCTAGCTACTTCTTGTTCAGCAGTACGCTTAAAACCATCTGCTTGGTTACTGATTAATCTATTTTGAATACCAATCACAGAATTAGGGTCTACTCCTACATTACTGGTTTGAGCTTTCTCAGTAGCAATTCGCTGATTAATATAATTACCTTCCTCTTTTAGTTTTTGGATTTGCTGTAGGATAAGGTCGTATTCAGCAGCTAATTTACACTGCTCCCTAATCATTGTGTCATTCTGGGTAACTGCATTAATTCTCTGTTGGTCGATTAATTTAGTCTGAGCTTCTGACTGTTTAATATTAGATTGTGCTACTTCTACTTGTTTATTAGTAAGGCTAGTTTGAGCAATGATTTGATCTTTTTGCTTAACTGTATTTGCAGTTTCTGCAATGATCTGTTCCTTGGTTTCAACAAGATTCTCTGTTTGCTGTCTGGTTTGAGCTGCTTGTGCTTTTAATAATTCAATCTCAGCTGGGATTTTTTCTAATCCCATTCTAGCGATTTCTAAAGCTACTTTTGCCTGCTCTAATTCCATCTCGGCAATGGCAATCTGTTTCTCCATTAAGAGGCTTTCTAGGGCTAACTTACGACGTTGTAATACAAACTCTAAAGAGGTCTGTAAAACATGCTCTAAAGAGCCTAGGTACACCGTAGCATACTCTCCGCCCTTAATACGATTCTTAGCGTATTCCTGTTCTAAATGAGCTTTATTGGCTTTCATGAGAACATCAAATACACCATTACCTTCAACGATGGCTTCTGTCCATTCTTCAACTGGAATCGTAATATCAGCTAGTTTAGTTTCTTTAGTTGTAGTAGAGGAGATTTCAGAATTTGCCATTGCCTTTCCTTATTATTTTTATTGTTATTAATTACCTATCGATACTGCCTGACATGGCTTGGCGTTGAGCTAGATCCTTTAATTCTTGCTCTGTTAATGGAGGTAACTCCTTAACCGTAAATTCTGGAACATCTTTACCTTTTTTGGTTTCCACGCCAAATTTAGATTTTTCAGTAATGAAGATTTGGTATTTTTTCTCTTTTAGATAATCCACAACAACCTTAGGTAAATGCCAACCCTCTTCATTACCATAAGGCACAGTTTCACGGACTACACCAACAACATGATTCCTTACTGTAAAGATATCTGCTTCCACGGATTTACGATTAATGTTGTTGTTATATACCACTACACGTACTAACTTCATTTGTTCCGCTCTTGCGGATAACGCTTTTTCGTTTTCTTTTGAGGTCTTTTTATCAGCGGTGGTTTCTGTGTCTGTGGATTCATCAGCTTCCTTTTCTAATGCTTCCTTAATGAGTTCTGCAAGTTTTTTAGCACCAATAGCGTGATGGTATTTAATACCCATTAAATCAGCACGCTTCTTTAAATCTTCTAACTCATCGTACATTTCTACAGTATCAGTCATTGTAATAATCCTATGATTTGTATTTATTTGGTTTTTATTATTAATAGAGGATAGGTTAAGAGAGCCAGTTAAATTACTTAACCGACTCTCTTATTGGTGATTACATCTTCGCAGCTACTTTCATTAAAGCGATACGTTCAGGCCTTAAAGCCATAAAACCGTAGTACCACTTAATGGACATAAAGCCAGTTTCACCGTAAGGGTCCATACGGTTTGCTACTTTCTCACCAGGCTTCTTGTGAATGATTTTAAACTTCACAGATTTACCATCGGTCTGGAAACCAATAGTAGTAAAGGATTCATTACCTACTACTAATAATGGGAATACATCTAACTTACCATCGGTAGTGTGGTATTCAGCATTAGAGGAATCTTTACCTTTACCAGTCCAGTGCATCATTTCTGGTACACATACGATACGGAAGCCATAGATAGAACCGATCTCACCGTTTAATAGAGTACCTGCTGCTCCGTACTTCTCTACTGGGATAAATGCAGGGTTACCATGCATATCCTTGAGTTTAAGTAGAGTAGGAATCAGCTCACTACCTACATACATTACTCTCGCAGCCATGATGGTTTTAGTATCAACCATTCGTGAGCCTGTAATGATTTTGGTATTCTTAGGACAGCGGTTATTATTTAAGGTGATATCTAGGTCTACGAAGTCCTTGTAAGAAACTTCTGTTTCGCCTACGGTTTCAGTAGTGGTAGCATCGCCTGTATAGAATACGACACCTGCAGCGTTGATTAAATCAAGCTGTAGAGAATCTTCTGTGATTTCGTTAGCACCTCGGAGCATCTCACGGTTAATGTGAGTTAGTAATTCAGCATCGGTATCGAAATCTAAGGCCTCTTGAGTGTATTCAGTGAAGAAACCTTGCTTCTCAAACGTACCCTCTAAAGTGATACGTTTAAAGCCTACTCGGTTAACTCGACCACCAGTCTCTGATAGTACTGGCATCTTATCTCGAATAGTACCAATATCCTTAGAAGAGCCGTATAGGTTACCATTAACGATTTTAGCGCCAGCGGCATCAATACCTTGGTCGTTAACGTTACGATCATCTAGTAATGGTACATAATGGTATCGAACAATCTTTTTACCCATATTTTTAGGCATATCAGTTACTGAAGCCAATGGGGTAAAGTATTGCTCTTTTACTAGGTCAATAAGTGCTTTCTTCTGGAAATAATCAGTACGTAATTGAGTACCGATAGAAGAAGGCTTATTACCTACTGGGTCATTATATAAATGAGAGTGAACATCTGACATTTTCTAATTCCTTTTCATGAAATGAAGGTTACATATATTTCTTATTTACCAACTTCATAAACTCCTCATCACTCATGGCTAATGGATTAAAATCATTTACCTGAGAATGTGAGCTAGGAGATTGGCGTGTGGGACTAACTGCCCTCTTTTTATTACGTAACTCAGCTTCCGCTTGACTCGGTTTAGAAGAACGTCTGACGCCCAAGGACCTTGATTGCACTTGAGGATTGCTCTGATTGAGTTCCGATAAGTGGTCAAATGCCCCCTGTTCATTCAGCATATCTCCAACTTTACGATAAGCTTCTAAATCTGATTCTCCTGTGAGATTACCAAATACTCTCTGACGCTGTACTTCTTTGCTGACGATATCAAAGATACCTGATTCCATATGAGCATTAATTACTCCTAGAATCTTTGGCTCGACTGTGGCAATGTATTTAGAACTAGCTTCGTCCCACTCATTAGCAATCACATTAATAGTTTTACTAAAAGTAGGACTGTTTTCTAGTCTCTCTACCTGCTCTTGAAAAGCCATTTCAGCCTCAGAAATAGCGTATTTAGAGGTATCTGGACGGTACGTATTATCTTCAGAGGTATCGATATCATAAGTATCTAAACCACTGTCTCTAATTAACTTACCAATCGCATCTGGATTTTTATTATTTAAATCGATTAAATAAGCTAACTTCTCCTCGCTTAAAAGATTGTTCTTTTCTAACATTCTTAAAGCACTTAGAGAAGGTTTTAAAGCCATCATTTTTTTATTGTAGTTAGCTCCCATTTGCATTAAGGAAATAACTTCTTCAGGACTTTGAACACTAAACTCAGTACCATTTGCTTTAAATGGAGCAAAGATTTGTTTATATACGCCCTCATAGTCAATATCTTGTGTGGCTTCTTCTGAAGTATTTGTTTCCTTTTCTGAAGTGGCTACATTGCTTTCATCAAAGATTTCTTCTTCAGGTACTTCTACATGACTATATTCTGTATCACCCTCGGAAACTTCATCGTCTACAGGTTCTTGAGTTTCGTCGCCTGACGGCTCCTCACTCGCACCTTCCACCGAATCAGTTTCCTCGGTATTGGCTTGTAATAATTCATCATCGTCTGGGGGAAAACTATTTAAAATTTCCTCATCTGACATTTCTAAAAATGAACGGTTATTTTCTGTGTTACCCATTGTCGTAACTTTTCCTTGTAGTTGTTATTTTATGGATTATGAATCTAAGCCAGTAAATCTATTTAAATAACTAATAACTTATTTATAAGGTTTCAGTTAATAATTCTTCTCTAAGTTCTTCGTTCTCTTTTAATGCAGCTTTAGCTTGTAGTGCTTGGTGGCTAATAAACTCTAAATACTGCTTAAAGAAACCAATTGACTTAAGGTTACTGTCTACAATCTTCTCTAACTTCTCATCAGTAAGTACTTGTCTCTCTGATTTTAAGAAAGCCAATCTTACAGCTTCATCTTTAAAGTAACCATCAACAACTAAACGTTTAAAGTCTCGGTTACGTAGAAGTCTCTCTACTGCTTCACCGTCTTTAATCATTTCTTTAGCACGGTCAATTGTTAACTCAATTTCTTGTAAGTCAGAAGAACTCATTTAATTATTTCCTATATTGTTGTCGTTATTAATGAATTTAATTACATTATGATGTTAAGGAATAACATTTGACTATTAAAGTAAGTAACTAGGACTAGTTATCATACTTTGTATACTTTCTCTTTCTTAAGTTGTTATCTTTAAAGCGAGCAGTTCTTTCTTTGAACTCATTATTCTGAGCATTTAAGACTAACTCCTTAGCAAAGTCATCATCACTCTTTTGTGATTGGAAGGCGTTATCAATCATCTTAAGTTCTGCTTGGCTCTTAGCTTGCTCTGCTCTTAGTTCCTTATCTCTCTCATGCTTAACACCCATCTCTTGCTCTACAAAGTCCAGGTCTTTCATATCAGTATCTGACTGTAGGTTCGCTGCTTTAGCCATTTCAGTACCTACTTTGGTTTCAGCTAATCCAGCACTTGCTCTCATCTGAGCAGCTTTAGCAAGTTCTACTTCAATCTTAGCTTGAGCCATTTGTAGTTCTAGTTCTTTCATGGCTTCTTGGAATGGGTCTGGTTGAGGCGCATAGCTTCTAATCTGCTTAGCTAAATCAGGCATTTTTCTAAGGTCTGCAATATCTGCTAAAACGATTTGCATTAATTCCATACCCATAGAATTACCTAAGGTTTGCATCATAAAACCAAGCTCTTCTGCTTTGTTGTTATCTTCTTCTGCGGTAGAAATACTAAGCCTTAAATCGAAGTCTCCTGCAGTGCCTGCTAAGTCACTTCTCCTAACTTGGATAAATTCCTCATTAGTAACTCGGACTACTTCCTCCTCTGAAAGGAATTCAGAGTTCATGGAAATAATCTTTTTACCTACTTTAATGATGCCATCAGCAAGCCTTCTGAGAATCCCTAGTTCTCGTTTAGATGCTGCGTCTAAAGCTCCCCTAACCGCTGTAGCAACGTTTCCTAGTGAGCTTTGAGAGATACCCTGTGAGAATGATTTAACCCCTGTAAGTGACTCTGCTTCCATATTCTGAAGCTGTAGCATAAACTGAGCAGACTGAGGAATCTCGGGATAGGTATGCATGTAAATAGCTTGCCTAGGGTCAGAATGTGGATTAAATTCATAATCCATACCCCGTTCAAATTTACGTCTATTAGTAACGTCTAATAGCCCCTTTGCAATACCAGTTTGACCATTAGCAGATTTACCCATAACATCAATCATGCCTCTGGTAACTGCACCAATAATTGCTTGGTTATCTTCTAATAATGCACCATCAGGTTCACCATAAATACTTTTACGTACAGGTAAATATTGAACTGCTACAAATGGAATCTTCTGGTCTGGGTAAGGATTCTCTTCTAAACGAATCATCACATCACCAACCCATGCAGCGACAATTGGTTTTACTAATCCAGTGCCATCAATATCCCAGTAGCCCCAGTACTCGTATACGGTTACTTTCTTTCTTGGTTTATCTTTAAAGGTAAATGCTTGGGCGTAGGTCTCTTCTTCGTTATATGAGCTTACTAAATCACCATCAGCATCAATACGAATGTGTTCAATATTTCTATATCTAGTATCTTTAGCTAGGTCAGAGAGAGACATTGCAAAGCTATGGATAACAAAACTAGCTTTATCCATATCTCCACTACACGTAGGGTCCACGATAACATTTTTATAATCACAAATTTCTAGTGATGGTTGATTCTTAAGAATCCTAGTTTTAGTGATAGGTTCTTCGCCAATAACAATAGGCTCTACAGGAACTCCTGTTTGCATAGATAGTTCATATGCTTGCTTTAACTCTTCACTTACATCGGTATCGTATTGACTGGGAGACTCTGTTCTTAGTCCATGAATCTGTTCAATGGTTTCTGCGAACTCTGGATTCTGAATAAATTCAATAATAGGCTGGGTGGTTTCATATTCTTCATCCTCATACTCCCAACCGACCTTAATAAATGCCGTACCTTCATCTACTACGGTTCTAACGAACTCATCGATAAATCGTGTCTTATCTAATTGAGAATTAAATTGATGAGAGAGAATAAGCTCGTTATGGTATGCAGCTTCTTTATCTTCCCAAGTTACAGGACGGACATTAAAAATTTCTCCCGTACTTAAAAAGGGTTCACTTAATGCTGCATATCTCCATTCTGCTTGCTTACGAATAAGCTTAGGAACAATCCTAGAATTACCATCTGGTACATCAATTTTTGCTTTACCTTCTACCAGTAAGTTATCAAGCCAGCCTTGAATCTTAGTTACTTGGCTTGAATGGTATGGTTTAGCTTCTTCGTAATCTTGCTTTAAATCTCTTAGTTTAGGTGGGTTCTCCCAATCTACTAAGAGGTCAGGGGCTTCTACTGTTTCTAGAGGTACTTGGTCAATTTCACTATCAGGTACATTCAAAATAGAGTTGCCTTGGATATTGCTCATAGAAGTCTGTGCCTTTATAATTATTATTAATCTTTAAGCTTGAACTATAAAGAATAACAATCCCAATTGTTATTTACAGAGCAATACCTTATCTTCTTTTACTTTAATCATAAAATATAAGGAAACCAATCAATGAAAATTAAACCGTTAATCAGCACTGAAGATTTTATCGTTCCTACTAAGGGTACTCCTGAAAGTGCTGGGTTTGATATTTATATGCCTGAAGCAGGACATATTGAATCTGGTAAAACTACTACAGTATCTCTAGGCTTTGCTTCAGATATTCCACCGGGATTTGTTGCTTTAATCTTTCCTCGGTCTGGTGTAGGTTTTAAACACGGCTTAGAACTAAATAATACTTGCGGTGTAATTGATTCTGATTACCGTGGTGAGTGGAAAGCTAACCTACGTCTTAAGAATCCTACAGCTACTTTTAGATGGGAAAAAGGTGAAAGGTTACTTCAATTCTTACTAGTACCTATCTACACAATCCAAGAGCTGGTAGTAGTTGATGAGCTTGAAGGTACAGAAAGAGGTGATGGAGGCTTTGGTAGTACTGGTAAGTAATTTTGATTTTTAAAAATACTTTACATTTAAAATAATTGTGTATATAATCTAATACATAATTAATAATAAAAATGGTAACAATATAAGTCTGTTTTTTATCCTAGACTCCATCGCTAACATACTTTTATTTTTGTTTATTTTCTTGATATGAAATTTTAGGGAAGCCTCTTAACAATGCTTCCCTTGCTTTTCTCTGCAATTCCTATCTCCAACCTCCTCTAACTAATCTAGAATTTGTCTGGGCATCGTTATCTATTTTGATATTTTGAAGCTCTAATGCCTGACAAGCTCTCTCATACTTAGCCGCATAGCTATTACCTGCATGGAAGTTCTCTTGCATACCAATTGGATTATGTACCCTACTAGCTACAAACAGCAGTAAAGGTTCTACATGGCTATACGGTAACTCTATCGCTATTCTTTCTGGTCTGAAGTGTCTTTCTGAATATTCAATCTTAGGGTGGCTTGCTCTATAAACCACTTCTAGATAATCAGTCTTTAAATAATCAGGTAGGGTATCTGGTTTATCCACAATATCTTGTGGTACTTCTAGGGTATTCATACTAGATGTTCTGATACTGTATTTACTACCTAAGTCGTTAATAAGAAATTCATACCCCGAATCTGAATAGATTCTCTCTACTTTTAAGATATCCTCATTAAATGGATTATCCTCGGTATCCTTAATGTACTGAATATCCTCAACACTTCTTAAATAATTCTCTGCAAAGTCTCTTTGTAGTTTATAGGTATATACCCCCTCAACTAACTGTACTCGGATTGTTCCCTCCTTTAATAAGAAGCGTTTATAGAGTGCATTTAAACCAAGGTTAATATGTAGAAGTAATTTCTTATAATCCTTTTCTTGGATTACGCCTTCTTCCCCAATATGTAAATTACTTAATTCCCCCAATGCTAATTGGTCAAAGATATCTTGTAGGGTCATCGTTTATCCTTTTTATTTTATATTTAAACTATATATGAATTTAAATGACTATTACTTGAGTAATCTTCCTCAACTGCCCAATAGCCCTCAGGGTCCTCAGAAACGTCTACATGCTGCATAGGAACTTCTTGTGATGGTTTCCATGGACTCATACTAGAAAGCATTGAAATCGTATCTATAAAGTCATCGTGCTTACTTTTAAAACCAGATAAAGAAGCTAAGGTTAATTCCTCAATTGCTTCTTTCATGGGAGGGGTATCTTTTTTCTCTAGTGGGAACATTATCTTCCTTAATTTAAACATTGGAACAATGGTATTGAATCTCACTAGTTTATTAGTAATTGGTCTTAGTCCTAGATTTCCATTATTATTTTCTGAAGCCAAGGTAAAGTAGATATTCCTATTAATCATCTCTTCTTGAATCCAAGGAATAAATCCTCCTTGTTGTCCTGATACTTCAATCCCTACACTTTGTGGGCGGTATATTTGAGCTAATCTGAATAAGTCATTGATGTTCTTATCCATGGTTTGTCTTTCACAAATACCATCTACCCATAACCAATCACCATTATTGTTATAAGCCCATACGGAAATAACAGAGAAGTCAGCTCTTTCTTTTTCTGAGGTAGCAAAGTCAGTAGTGATATAGAAGTTAAACCAATCACGATTACGTAGGACACTCTCTAATTTAAACCAGACAATCTCATTATCCTGAATGAGTCTATCCTCATCAGACATAATCCTAAGCATTAGCTCTTGGTTAAATGAATCTACCCTACCTAGTTTAGAGGCTTCTTCAAAGCGAGCATTGATGTAGTCATAATTAAATCTATCAGGCCATGCTCCCCTAAACTCTTCCCTTGTTACTGGAAATCTCTCACATACGGGGAATACGTTACAGTTCCATGCCCCAGACTCTACCGCTTTATATACAGGGTCCTTACTGTTAAATGGCGTACCGCTCCATATAATCATATTCCTAGAAGGGTGTAATGCGTGAGTAATTGCGTTATATACGGTATCTTCAATCTTGGCAATTACTGTAGGTGAGCGAGCATCTTCATCTGAAACCAAGTCATCTAAGACTGCTAATTGAGGTCGGGTACTAAATTGTTTTGTTCCACGAACTCCTGTCTTAGCACCGTAACCCAATACAATAAATTCCTGCTTATCGATATTATGAAATTCCCATCGGGTATCTGTAAATTTAAGAGTAGGAATATAATGCGTAAGAAACTCTGAATTCTCCCATCTATGCTCTAAGTTCTTACGCATATTCTTTACCCCGTTCTCAATGGAATCAGAGACATATAAGGCAAAGTTTACATTCCCTAGTGATGGAAGCTCTCTATATACAGCAATATATAAAAAGAGGTATTCTCCTAGTAGGGTAGTCTTTGCAGCACCCCGAAAGCATAGGTTAATCACACGGTTACCGCTATTGGTAATGGTATCTAACATGCGGTAGTGAATCACTGGAGTAACATGTTCCTCCCCGTCTTCACCATTAACTAACTTAATAAAGTTAACAAAGTTAAGGGCAAAATCACTAGGAACATAACTACCATCATCATCATATTTAACTGTTCTTAAATAATCCTCTACCTTGAGTGGTTTAACCTGTTCCTCCAATGTTAGGATTACTTCATCTACTGAATTTGGTTTAATGTTATTATTATTTTCATACACCATATTACCAACCCCAATTTAAACCAGTACCTTTCCTACCCCTATTACTACTACCCCAACCAGTAAAGGTATCAAGAATACTCTTTCCAAAAGTAGGATTAGTACCCCCTGCTAAAGTACTTGCTACAACTTCCTTGGATTGGTCTGCTAATTTATTTACAATATCTGAATCAAAGCTACCTACCCAACCATTATTTCTATTATTTTGTTGTATCTGCTGCCTTAGTTTTAGGTTCTCTCTTAAGAGTTCCCAGTCATTAGGTTGCTGTTGTCTAGTAGGCCTCCTAAGGGGTTGTTCCCCTTCCATGAATGAAGCCTCTGTAAGCGGCTCTGGTGCTTCTAAATAATACTCGGGGTGGTTTGGTATAGGTGTCTTAGTAGAAGCTCCCTGTAGCCCTAATTTAGCCATTCTAGTGTTATATTTATTTAGGTAGCTATCCGTACCATCACCATAGCCTCTTAAGCCTCCCTCAAGGCTTCCTGCGTGTTTAATCCTTGCCTTAAAGTATTCCCCTGCAAATCGGACATTATCCCTTAGGCTAGTCTTATCTACTGGTTTAATACCCCACCCCGGCTTCCTACCAGTAGAGTCTAAAATCCCATATAAACCAGAAGCAGTAGAACTCCTTTTTCCGTTTACTAAACCATAGTGATAAGCTGCAGGATTTGTTAAATATTTCTCACCGCTACTGGATTCAATATCTCGAATAACCGCTAAGGAATTAGCAGGCAATCCTAGTCTCTTTTCCTCTTCCTGTTCCCACTGTCTTACCTGCTTTAAAAGAGCCTGTATATCCATACCTTAAGCCCCCTCAGAATTAATAATTTCAGCATCATCGATATCCGTTACTAGTTTAGTTTTAGCTATTTCTTGTGCAGTCATAGCCCCTGCTTGAATGACTGTTCTTTGCTGTGCACTTAGTTCTAATATAGATTGTTTTAACTGCTCAATTGAACTATCTTTCTTAATACCAATATCTAACTCTACCTTCTGAGTCTCAGGCATCTTCAAATGATTTAATAAACTATTTGCTGCTTGGGTTCTAACTAACTCTGACTTAGCATTTACCATTAAGTCTGCTTGTACATTAATAGCTCTTTGATAAACATCTTGATTCAATACATATGTAGGAATCATAGTCTGTTCATAGATAATATTAACTAACTTAGTCTTATTGTATGCAGTGATATAACTAGCAATATCTTTACTACTAGTACCATTTAATATGTGTTGTTGATATCTATCAGGAAAGGTAGCTATATAAGCATCTTGGTTTGTTCTTCCCATTAACTTAAATGACACATACTTAACAGCATCTATGTACTGTTGCATACTAAACTTACCATCATTTAGTACATGTGCATAACCTAATAGATTCTCTCTAAAGATACTGAACTCATCTGGATTAGATAAGGTATTAACTATTTGATCTATTAACTCTTGGTTTACTGATTTCTTTAGTCTAGGAGGTAATACTCTTAATAACTGTTCTTCAGTAATAAGAGGAAGATTACTAGTATTAGAATTAGTAGAAGATAGAGTACTCATTATATTTATTATTATTATTAATTAAATAGTGAGTACTACAATAATGAATAACAAGGTATCTATCTATATAAACCAGATAACTAACTACCTTATCTATAAATAAATAACCCCCTTATCTCGGGGGTATTATATATATCTTATTATTTATTATTACTTATATATATATCATGGTTTGTTTTGACGGAATGTTTGCGGCATCGCATTATATAGAACTATATACTATACCCCTTTTAACTGTCAAGCCTATAAGGGAAATAAAAATAATATTTTTTCGACTTGATGGAAAAATTAAATAATTAGGTAAAGACCTTGCTCACTACTGAGCCTCAGGCTCAGGTCTAGAAGATAACCCCCCCGGGGTAACTACATCTCTCGATTTCTCACCACTGGTACCCCCATCAACGTATCGGGTACTACTCACGCTCTTCATTTAGCTACGCCATTGCGGATGATATAGCGTTGGGCTGTATCACATTAACCTTGCTACAAGGAGATATCACATGAGCAAGAAATATGGCATCTTATCTATCTACCGGGCTGCTGCACAGGCAGCCACGCACTTAGCTGAGGCTCAGGTAGCCTCAGCGCTGACTCATAAATCAGTTAAAGTTGTTGAGGCCGAAAAGGCCTTAGCTAAAATTAACTCGGGAAGAGTTAAAGCTTCTGCAGAATCAGTATTAGCTGATCTGTGGTAGAAGTAAGGAGGTACAGATTAAGTTCTGTGCCTCCTTACTATTTTTTATACTAATACTAATACATATACTTATACATATACAGTTAGATAGTCTAATAGTCTTACAGTCTAATAGACTTATAGATTATCTAACTGTATATAAGATAACTTAAGTTAAGTATTAAGTTAGTAAAAGTTAGTTTAATTAATAAGCTAAACAATTTTATTCAAAGATAACTTAAGTTAGTTAAGTTCTATCCGATATATTCCCGATATCTTCTTCTTTAAATATATAAGTAGTTATAAATTAATTTCATTTAGCTTCGCCGTTGTGGGCAATTGTGCCTTAACTCATTACGGAGAATGCCATGGAATTCGAATTCGACCCAGAGAATTTCGATTTTCAGAAATGGTTGTTTGAACGCCAAATCTGAAATCACAGGAGATGGAGTAACATTTGTTGCTTCGTCTCCTACTTTTTTTTTTAACTATACAGACTGACTCCTTCTAATAGTCTTTGATTTATATAGTCTTTCCCATTCTCTTTTTTTTCTTTTCTCTACGAATCCTGCCTCTTCTCTCGTCTCTGGATTGCTCTAGGTACAGTCCTCTCTTTCATTTAGCTTCGCATGTGTGGTGTACGGCTAGTGCACTAAATTTCGTTTAATTCTTCTTATTATTTTAGGAGTGTCGCTATGACTAATACTACATTTGATTTCGTACCAACTACTAACAACAACGCTAACGGTAACGCTAACTGGGAGCGTGCGGTAGGTTTCTTAAATCTCCGCATTCAGGGGAAAACCGTCGGTGCTATACCGTTAAAAGCCTCAAACATTGTTCAGAGGTCTTTATTCGAGTATCTTACCGATAACCCAGACGCTGATTTAATGTCTGTAATTGAGGTGGACTTTAAGTCTGCCACCCCAACTGCCGTAGAATTCGATTTCTAACGGTAGTGGGGCCACTAGTGGGTTTAGATTCTTAGTCTAAATCCGCTAGTTTTATTAATAACTAAGGAGTATTTAATGTTTGGGATTAAGCCTTAACCTCCGATTAATTAATTATCTTTAAACCATGAATTAAGGAGGGTTTATATGTTTTCATGGTTAAGGCTTAATGTTTATTAACTTTATACCCTCAGTCTCATATGAGATTGGGGGTTTAGTTTTATTTTTATTTTTACTTAGTAGACAGTCTCAAGTCTACTTTACTCTTTTTTTTTCTACAAATCCTGCCTTCTTCCCGTGTGTTGGTTCTTGTAGGAATGTCCTCTTCTCTCTTCTTCATTAAGCTCTGCCGTTGTAGCGTAGTAGTACGTCTATTTTCATTTATCAATTCCTAGGAGATGCCTATGTTTAGCTTAAATACCTTACGTGGTTTATTGCAAAACACCACTAATGCTGCCCACCCAAGAGGATTCCTAATCACAGAGGAAACCAGATTTCCAGCCATTTGGCTACATAAACTTGGATTCAAAGAAGAGTGGATTGACAATCTAAATCTTCAATGTGTAACGCATACCCTCTACTACATGGAAGTAGTTAAGGATGACCGTTACGCAGTGGGATTTTTCCTTATTGATAAGTTCGGAGAGGTAATAACGAGCAATTTTTATGAAGACGAGATCAAGAATATAGATCATCTTCTTCTTAAATCCAATGAGGATTTAACCACAGACATCTTAATCACTGTGGATTGTGAGTTCCGAGAGGAGAGCTTAACAGACGATATCGGAAGCTTCAAGTACATCTGCCACTGCAGGGTAGGTCCTGTAGCCATGAGGTACACCCTAGATGAAGAGACGCTAACAGACACGATAGAGCTAGTTAGCAAATAGCTCTAGGAAGCTCTCAGAAGCCCTCTGACGGTTTTTAAGTAAAAATACCTAGCAATGTATAGGAAATTGCTTAAAAGCTCTCAGAGGGCTTTTTAATGGCTTTAAAAGACATTTACCTTTTTATCTTATTTTTATGACTAAAACAGTCTAAGGAGAATCATATGAAAAGTTTATTTATTTCTTTTATTTTAGGATTCATCGCTGCTCTAGTATTCTTCGTATTCCAAGCCTTAGTGGCTGACGCTATTGATAGAGAAGAAAGATTCTATCAAGAAAGACTAGAAATACATTTAAACAAAGCCCCTTCTTCTTATTCTCTGTAAGGAGGAGTAAATGCAGATATTTCAACAACAGTCCAATGAAGAAAGGTTTGGACGACATCACATAGAACAGAAGGTAAAAGAGGAATTATCTTCTAATTCTTGGTTTTTAGATAAAACCAAAGAAGTTAAAGACCTATTAAACCAATGGCTAGAAACAGAACATTGGGAATCCAAAGAGGTAAGAAAATCTCAATTAAAACTATTAGATTTAGATAAATTAATTGAGAGTATCTTTATCTTCTTGGCTTGTAGTTTACCCACTGAAACCAGTAAAGATACCTATGTATCTATTACTAGCCAATTAGCTAATAAATTAGGATTCTCTGACAAGAAAGATAGTATCCGAACCATAGCAGAAGTATTAGTACTCTTTGCTATAGCTAAGGTAATTAATATCGTTAGGGTATCTAACACTGGAAGTCTTTATGTCTCTTCTTATATTCCTCTTAGTAATAGAACTCAAAAGTTTATTGAGTACAGTCAGTATCTTCCTCCGATGGTAACTAAGCCATTGGAACTAGTACATAACAAATCTAGTGGATATCTAACAATTCCTAGTGAATCCCTTATCTTAGGTAAGGGTAATCATCATGATGGAGATATCTGTCTAGATGTACTCAACTTAATGAACTCTGTAGAACTCTGCCTTGACCGACAGTTCCTGTCGTCATGTGAGGAGGAGCCTACATTTGAGTTTGAAACCATAGAACAGAAAGAAGAATGGGATAAGTTTAAGAAACAGTCTTACTACTTCTATTCCTTATTAACTATACAATCTGAATCCCTATACCTAACTCATAAAGTAGATAAAAGAGGAAGAATCTATGCAAATGGGTATCACATTAGTACCCAAGGAACTGCATTTAAGAAAGCCTCTTTAGAACTAGCAAATGGAGAGTTAGTTACTGGAGAGCTTTAAATAATCAATTCATTAATTCATTTAAAAGCCACTCTTAGGAGTGGTTTTTATTTTGGTTTAAATATTCAGGAGAAAAGCTATGAAACATTTACGAATCATTATCGCAGGTGGTAGAGACTTTAATGATACGTGGCTAATGAAGTCTTATATGAGTCTCGTACTCATTGCTCTATCGGACATTACTAATAAATTTAGTTTTGTCTCTGGTGAGGCTAGAGGTGCCGATAAGATGGGTGCAGCCTATGCAAGACATTTAGGCGCACATGTAGACCTATATCCTGCAGATTGGAATCGCTATGGTAAGTCTGCTGGATTTATTAGAAATTCAATCATGGCAGACAATGCCGAGGTTTTAGTAGCCTTCTGGGACGGTAAATCCAGAGGTACTGAACACATGATTAAAACCGCTAAAGCAAAAGGCTTAATGGTCTTTGTTTGTAATTATTAATTTAATTTTAATAGGTGATATCACATGGTTAAAGAATTTAATGGTATGCAGTATTTAGCAATTGATATTGCAAACCAGTATGGCTTAGATAAGCTCCTATTTGAGGAGCGAATTAACTGGGTTAAAGAAAATCAACACAGCTTAGAAGAATTAGCTGATAAGGCTGAAACAAAGCCTTTATATATTAAGGCTGTACAAGCCTTTAGAAAGGCTCAACAAGGTATTCCTACAGGTCATCTTGTTGGTTTAGATGGTGTGTGTTCTGGTGTTCAAATCATGTCTGTTTTAACTAACTGCATGAGTGGGGCTGAAGCCACTGGATTAATTAATCCAAATAAGCGTGCAGACGCTTATACAGCGATTACAGACGCTATGAATACTATCCTAGCCAAAGATGAAAATATTGCCTCAGAAGAGCTTGTAGAGGTTTCTAGGAGCGATGCTAAGCAGGCTACTATGACAGCCTTCTACGGCTCTAAAGCTACCCCTAAAGCTATCTTTGGTGAAGATACGCCTGAATATAATGCATTTATTAAAGCCATGGAAGTAGTAGCTCCGGGAGCTTATGCATTATTACAGTCTTTACTTAAATCTTGGAATCCACAGGCACTAGTTCATGAGTGGAAATTACCTGATGGTTTTGATGCCAGAGTCAAAGTAATGACTAAGGTAAAAGCCTCAATTGAGGTTCAAGAACTAGGAGGAAGTACCTTTAATTATGAGTACTATGAGAATCTTCCCCAAGAGTATGGCTTAAGTAATGCAGCGAATGTAGTTCATTCTGTAGATGCCTACGTTTTAAGATGTATGCACAGACGTTGTAATTACGATTCTGAGGTTATTTTACGAGCTAAAGCCTTACTAGAGGAGGAGCTTCAAAACCCTCTCAGAATCGCTGTAGAGCCTTCTAATGAGGATTCTAAAGTAGCTTATTACGTAAGGCAGTATCTACGCTGTAACTTAGCTGATATTGTCATTCTCCCCTATTTAAACCAAGAAGAAATGTATCTACTTCCAGATACCTTAATTACTGGTTTATTAGGAATCATCAATCAAATGCTTAAACATAAGTCATTTGAACTAGTTACTATTCATGATGAATTTAAGTGCCATGCTAATAACGCAAATTTCATGCGTATGCACTATCGAAATATCTTAGCTGATATCGCTGAAAGTAACTTATTACAGGATTTACTAAGTCAGTTATTTCATACTCCTATGGCTATTGATAAACCAGAGTATGAAGATAACTTTGCTGACTTAGTTAGAAATTCTAATTATGGTTTATGTTAATAAAATCAAGGAGTTACAGTTATGACTATGGCGTATGATGGCGTATTGTTAGATACCAGACTTCAAGTATATTGCTCTTTTTCTTATCATCTTATTAAGGAGTGTAAAGAAGAAATCGAGGAGATAATCCAATCTTCTCTTTTTAGGGTCATTGTCTCTCATTCTTATAACTATGTATTAAATACTACTAGGGCTAGGTACAGTCTTACTCAGCTTATGCTCGCAATTAAAGATTTAGAGAGGAGATTCATTACTGTAAAGATGCCAGTAAGTATACATGCAAGACTGCACTTTGATTATCCAGAAATATTTGAATATCTGTCCTTATACCAAAGTATTTTTTACATCAATAAATCAGGAAAAGAAGTCCTCCGATATACCTCCCCAAATGAGACATTTATACCAAATGGTATTAGTCCTGAAATTCAGGAATTATACCGTATCCACTTTCAACAAGATAGCGGACTTGCTCAAGTAAATAGACGCAAGTTATTACTTGCTAAAGACCTAATTAAATAAGGAGATTCTATGGGTATAGATATTAAATCAAGCCTGGTATTTGAGCTGAGATTACCAGATTCTCTCCCCACTGAAACAATTGATATTGTTAAAGGAGTACTGGATTCCTTGGATATTCAATACGTCCCAATGACTAAATTTAGTCCTCACATTATGGAGCTAACCCTTGATCCTTTAGCGGCTCACGAGAACGCTGTTACGCATTTAGGTATTCTTACACTAGAGGAATTAGGGGCAACACTTCAAGACCTTTTTATCCCCTATTATATAGAAGGAAGAATAACTACTGTTATTGCACTACCAAGGAACAGTCCTTTCTTTATGATGGTGTATGCCATCTTACCTAATCAAAAGCAGTACACTCAGTACTTATTTACTTCAGGAACTGCAGACCTTTTCTATCTCTCAGATGCTCTATATAAAGCAGCAAGAGAAGAATTCTACGGTATCAGGGGCGCAGTTAGAGGCTTGTTCGATGATAGGAAGATGTCCTTTCAGCAGTATAAGGCAGCTAATATAATCAAGTCAAAAGCACTCTTAGGAGAGGAGTCTGATACTGTATATGAATTATCTATCGATAATCTCTAGCACGTCTCCGCCGTGTCTGTGGGTTAGTTAGCCCAGTCTTAATTTATTAAATCCGAATACCAGCTATTGTTACTTATTATTTATTAATAGGTAACTTTAGCTGGTTTTTTTTTTAACCCAAATCTATCAAAACCGATATACGAAATTCATTATTTTTTGAATTTTGGCGATATAGGACCGATAGACTAACTATGTAAATTCCATGACTAAAAAGACTAAAAAAATCTTAAGCCAAGAAGAAAAAGACCAAATGATTGACCTCTTAAGAGCGGATTCTATTAGCGTTGAGGAAGCGGGTAAACAGTTTGATGTTACGTATCGAACCGCTTACAAACACCTAATTAAACATTTAGCTTCTTTCTATGGTTTTAACACCTATGTGAGATGTATGCCCGAGACTACCTATGCCTACGCTCGTAATGAGTTTGAAACCGTTCAGGCTTTATTAGACGAAGCCAAAGATAAAGGTATACACGAAGGCGTAGAACTTACTAAGCGTGAGTTTCGTTCTAATGCAGACCTAGTACGAGCACTAAAGAAAGTTTCTTTTTTCAAAGCACTAAAACTGGTTTGGCGTTCTAGAAAAAACAGAGACTATTAAAAATAATAAAACCAATAACAATAAGAAGGACAGTCAATGCCTCACAACGTCTTTAAGGAGTTTTTGCTGAATAGGCAAGAACTCCCTATCTACCCTTCCCCAGATAGTCTAGAAAGTGCTGTAGATGCTTTCTATGAGCATTTTCCTAACCACATTAATACCATCATTCCATTATTAGCTACTTTCTTTAATGGTGTGATTAAGGAGATTAAATATGAGTAAAAATCTTATTAGAAACATCACAGTAAATACAGACCAAGCTTCTCAATTAATTGAAACTGCTATTTCAGCCAAAATCGTACCACTTCTTAAAGGAAGTCCTGGTATTGGTAAATCAGCCATCATTCATCAAATTGCTAAGAATCATAATCTAAAAGTAATTGATGTACGACTAAGCCAAGCAGACCCTACTGATTTACTTGGCTTTCCTCAAATTAATAAAGATGGTACTAAAGCAGGTTATGTACCTATGGAGACCTTCCCTTTAGAAGGTGATCCAATTCCTGATGGGTACTCAGGCTGGTTACTCTTCTTTGATGAGCTAACGAGTGCAGTACCTGCGATTCAAGCATCTGCCTACAAAATCATTTTAGATAGACAAGTAGGTATTCATAACCTACACCCTTATGTAGCCATTGTCGCTGCTGGTAATTTAGAAACAGACAATGCCATTGTCGAAACCATGTCTACTGCTCTACAGTCTCGAATGATTCATTTTGAACTTAGGGTAGACAACAAGCAGTGGTTTGACTGGGCTGAGAAGAATCATATTGATTCTCGTATTCTGGCTTACTTATCTTATAAACCAGAAATGCTATATAAGTTTGACCCAGACCACACAGACCAGACTTTCCCTTGTCCCCGTACATGGGAATTTACTAACCGTATGTTAGGTAAGTTAAACACCCTAGATGAAAGTCTCTTATTACCTGCACTAGCAGGAACGATTGGACAAGGTACTGCTAGGGAATTTGTTGGTTTTACTAAGATTTACCAAAGCCTTCCTAAGTTAGAAACCATTCTAGCTAACCCAGACACAACACCAATTCCAGATGAGATTTCTAGTAAGTTTGCGCTTTCTGGAAGTATTGCTGATTTGGCTACTAAAGACAATATTGATAAGTTATTTACTTATCTCCTTCGCTTACCTAGTGAGTTCCAAGTACTTGCTTTCCGTATTATTTACCGTAGAGATTCTAGCATTATCCCAGACAAATACTTAATTGAATGGGCAGATACTCTACGTGATTTATCTGCTCCGTGTGAGTTAGATAAGGGAGCTAAGAAAGCAGCTTAGCTTCTCACTTCTTTAAGGAGACTGCTATGAAACCAGAATCTAAATATCTAACAGATAGTCATTATTGGATTAACCCAAATAATCTACTGTTCTCTCCATATTCTTCTCCTCCTATTAATCAACTCTTAGAGGAATTAGGGATTTCTCAAGAAGAATTTAATAAAGAGCTAAACCAAGAAATTAGTAATAAAGGAGAAAATAATGAGTAAATCCATAACAGTCTCTACAGGGAAATTACTCCCCTCTAAAGAAATCCCTGAGGATATCCTATCTCAAGCCACTAGAGCTATGGAGAGAGCTAAGTACCAACTATTTAGTAAATATAGTAATGAGGTATTTTTTACCTCTGTAATGTTTAGTCTCTACCATAAATTTACTTATGAAGTTCCTACTGCGGCAACTGACGGTAAATATATCCTTTATAACCCAGAGTTCTTTTTATCTTGTAATGCAGAAGAACGTGTATTTATTATGCTTCATGAGACGTGCCATGTAGCATATATGCATATTATTCGTAAGCATGATAAAGACCATTTATTGTGGAACGCTGCTTGTGATTATGTAATCAACGGTATGCTTAGTACTGCTGGTTTTAGCGTACCTGCAGGAGCATTACTAGAAAGGGATTATTTTGGTTTATCTGCTGATGAAGTCTATAAATTATTAGAAGAAAAAAGAGACAAACAACAAGCAGATGGAAAATCTACCTTCATAGGAATCGATGGTGAGACCACTGACGGTACTTCTCCTGACTTTGATGACTTAATGCCAGCAGGTAGTTATGAGAAGGCTAAGAAAGGCTCAGGAGGTTCTGAAGGTATTGATATTCCTCAACCCACTCAGGAAGAATTAGATGAGATTTCTGAATACATTAATGAGGTCCTAGTAAGAGCAGTTACCCAAGCAAACATGGAAGGGAAAGGAATTGGAAATATTCCCGGAGAATTTGCTAGGTATGTAGATAAATTACTAAATCCTAAACTTCCTTGGAATCAAATCTTAAGAAGATATTTATCTAAATTTACTAAAGATGACTACTCATTCCGTAAATTGAATAGACGCTTTCTTCCTAAATATTACCTCCCCTCTTTAAGTAAAGAATCAATAGGAGACATTGCAGTTGCTATTGATGTCTCTGGTTCAGTTGATGATAAGCAGTTTCATCATTTTGTATCTGAAGCCGCTTCCATTATTAAGTTAGCTAAACCAGAGAATTTACACCTTATTTCCTTTGACCATGAAATCCAACAAAACGAGGAACTTAAAAACCTGAAGGATTTTAAAAAAGTGAAATTCACGGGTGGTGGGGGTACATGCATTAAGCCAGTGATTAAGTGGGCTAATAAGAATAAACCAAAGGTTCTTATTTTCTTTACTGATGGAGAATTCCATATGCCTGAGAAACCAGTTAATCCAGATACTCAAGTTATTTGGCTTATTAATGATAATCCTAACTTTACCGCACCTTATGGAAAGGTAATTACTTACGAATATGGAGAATAAATATGACAGTTACCGCTGAAGCTAAGAACACTTTCGTACCTAATGATAGAGACATTCAAATTAAAGCTGCATTAGATACAGTACTGAAGTCTGAGAATGAAAATAGTCCCACCTACTTGGTGGTTTCTATTATGTTTAATAAATTCATTCTTCCTTTTGATGTTGGTATTAAAGTATTTTCTGCATTTGAGGGCGCAGAGCTTTTACTGACTCCTTATAAGGAAGTTCCTACTATTAACAACGCACAGAATGAGCGAAGTGTTTATGCATACCCCCTTACTCACACTGAGTATCTAAAAATTAAAACTGCTCAATTATTGGGCATTACTGATATAGAGGAATACCATGAATTCACCAAAGACTTTAAAAACCTCCTCTAATTCAGGGAGTATTACGCTTACAGAAGATCAGACAAAGGTATTAAATTCTATCTATGAATTCCTTCTGTCTGATGAGCCTATGATGGTTTTAACAGGCTATGCAGGTACGGGTAAGAGTACCCTTGTTAAAACCCTCCTAGAGGACTTAGAGAGCTTTAAAAACTCTATTGATATCATCACAGGGAATAATAAGATTCCCTCCACAGTAACGCTTACAGCCACTACACACAAGGCTGTAAATAACCTATCTCAAATTACTGGTAGAAAAGTTAAAACAATCCATAAGGTATTAGACCTTAGGGTTCAATCAGACTATCGGACAAACCAATCTAAACTAATTGGTGGACCTGATTACGATACCTTATCAGACACCTTTTTAATTGTAGATGAGGCGTCTTATATTGATAGCTTCCTACTATCCCAGTTAGTAAAGATTACCTTATCAGGTAGATGCGAAAATCTTAAGGTTTTATTAATTGGAGACCCTGCTCAATTAACACCAATTAAGACTTCAGTTGCTCCTGCCTTTAATTGTAATATCCCTACCGTATCACTAACTAAAGTCATTCGACAAGCAGAGGGAAATCCAATTATTGAATTAGCTACCCTCTTTAGAGAGGCAGTTATTACAGGAGAATTCTTTTCTTTTAAACCAGATAATGTACATGTTAAGCATGTAGATAGAAAAGAATTTAATAGGCTAATTGAAGTTGAATTTAATCGTCCTAATTGGCATTACGATGATTCTAGGATTCTGGCTTGGACTAATAAGACAGTACAATCTTTTAATAAATACGTAGAAGAATTACGTACTGGTTCTTCAGAAATCTCTGCAGGAGATTATGTTATCAACAATGAATTTAAAGTCATTAACGATAAACATTATTTATCAACTGAAGAGATGTTAAAAGTCTTAGAAGTATTACCAACCTCTAAGCACGGAATCCAAGGAAATAAATACAAAGTATCTAATGGTATTGATACCGTAACTGTGTTTATGCCTAATGATTTTAATGAGGCTAATCGTTTATACTTAAAGTATCGTAAGAGTAAAGATATTCGAGAAAACACAATTGCTTGGACTATCTTTAATACGTGGGTTGATTTAAGACAGCCTTATGCATCTACTGTTCATAAATCGCAAGGAAGTACTTACCGCACTGTCTTTATTGATTTAGACGATATTAAGAAATGCCGCAATGGAAACCAGTTAGCTAGAATGCTATACGTAGCTGTTTCTAGGGCATCTCAATATGTCGTTATTACAGGAGATACCGCATGAGTTCTAGCGCTTTTAAATCCGCTTCAAGAATGATTATTATTGATGCAGTTATAAAAAGGCTCTTTAAAGAGGTTGTAGCTAATCGTCGTAAAGCAGAAGAGAGAGTTTTAAAAGATATCTTCGTATCTATACCTAGCCATCGAGAGTACCATAGTATGGCAATTATATTTAAAAGTGAGCCTTTTTACTATAACTTGTATTTAGATAAATTCAGTCCTTACTTAAGTCCTCCTAAACTTACTAAAGAAATGAGGGATAGTCTCCTTCCTTTTTATAAATTAAGAAAAGAGGAGGAGGCAGCAGAGAGGAAGGTTAAACAGGCAATCCAGCATTTCTTCAGTCAGCCAATAGAAAAGTGTCATAAGGAAAATTTTGAATTACTTTTCTTAGGTGGTAATGATGTAGCTGATTTAATTTCACATGTCTTACATAAGCCCTCTGTAATAAATGCTATCTTTGTTTCTGGATTTGATGCAGAAATGTATGAGAAACAAAAGAAGTTGTATTCTCAAGCAATTAAAGAAGTTTCTTTATATTCTGCAAAAAGCCTACTTTCTTTATAAATAATAAACCTAATCATAATAAAAATAGGAGGTATATGTCATATCGAATTATATTAATGCATAGGCATACTCCTTATATAAACCAAAGGGATTATGATAAATATTACATAAATCCCTTGGTTTCTAAGGGGATAAATAGAGAATCTATTATTACTATCCCTCTGCCCTACCCTAATAATAAACCCCCTAAAGCTAATGATATGCAGGCATATTTTAATGCTTTCGTACACGATGCTTTAGAGTTTTATTCTGAAGATACTGAGCTATATCTACTAATTGCTGATGCTCATTATTTTAAGTACTTTGCTGGCGTTAAACAGGCTGACCCTTATAAGGGTATGGTAATGCCTCTGAGAGTATCTAAAGAGGTTATGAGGGATATGGTACCCCCTAAGCATATCCATGCTCTCCTAGGCACTTCTATTAACTCCTTAAGGTATAAACCAGAGAATGAAGAAGATATTTACCGAAGTGTGGAAACAGTCTCTTCGTGCGTTTTGGGTAATTATTCTCCCCCAGGTGAGGATATTATTCACCATGCTGTGTACCCATCTACTATTAGTGATATTTCTTATTGTTTAAATGAACTAAAGAAATACCCTAAAGTTACCGTAGATATTGAAACCAAAGGATTAGACTTACTCCCTAATGAGAACTCTATTCTTACTATTGCCTTTGCTGTTGATACTCATAATGGTGTTGCTTTCCCAGTAGATAGGTTATCTGATGAGGTAAAAGAGATTCTTTGTGATTTCTTTGAATCCAGTAATAGTCGGTTCATTTTCCATAATGCTACTTTTGATATTCGGCATATTATTCTTAGTCTTTTTATGAGAGGAAACTTCTCAGATAAAAAAGCTATGTACAGAGGATTAAGAGCATTTGATGGAAAGGTAGATGATACAAAGATTATTGCTTATTTAGCTACCAATACCTGTACAGGTAATAATCTATCTCTTAAAGAACTAGCTCAAGAATTTGCAGGTAATTATGCTCTTGATGAAATCAATAATGCTTCTTCTATTGAGGAAAGTAAATTACTTGAATATAACTTAGTAGATACCTTAGCTACTTGGTTTGTCTATAACAAGTATTACCATCAAATGGTTAATGATAATCAAGAGAATATTTATAAGACTTTATTACTCCCCTCATTAATGCATATTATTGAGATGGAACTTACAGGTATGCCTATGTGCACTTCCCGTATTAAAGAAGTTAAAAATATTCTTGAAACCAGTAGAGATGATTATATGGATACTATCAATAATCACCCTTTGATTAGTAATCTTAATCTTCTTCTACAACAAGATGAGATGGTTAAAGCCAATGCTAAGTTAAAGACTAAGCAACACCCTATTGAGCATTTCTCTCATACTACTTTCAATCCTAATAGTACTCACCATTTAACTAAACTGCTATACGATACCTTAGAGTTACCCGTATTAGAAACCACTAAATCAGGTAACCCTTCTACTCGTACAGGAGTAATTAAAAATCTAGTAAACCATGTAGATGAAAGTAATAAAGAAACCAAAGAACTCTTAGAAGCTATTGTGGAACATCGTCAGATAGTGAAGATTCTATCTACTTTTATTCCTGCTTTTGAGAAAGGAATTACCCATAATGAGGGTGATTCTATTTCTTGGCTTCATGGAAATTTCAATATTGGTGGAACAGTCTCTGGTCGATTATCCTCTAATAATCCAAACCTACAGAATCTCCCATCAGGTAGTAAATATGGAAAATTAATTAAATCTATTTTCCAAGCTCCCAAAGGGTGGATATTTGCAGGTGCAGACTTTAATAGTCTTGAGGATATGATTAATGCTTTAACGACTAAAGACCCAAATAAACTAAAAATTTATATTGATGGTTTTGATGGTCATAGTCTTAGAGCGGCTTATTACTTCAAAGAGGAACTTAGCCACATTGATTTACATGATCCAGTATCAGTGAATTCAGTTGCAGATACTCACCCTAAGTTAAGACAGGAATCAAAATCACCTACCTTTGCTTTGACTTATCAGGGGACGTATTCGACTCTGATGAAAAACCTAGGTTGGTCAGAAGAGAAAGCCAAAGCAGTTGAAGCTAACTACCACGAGTTATATAAGCAATCTGCTATCTACGTAAATAATAAATTATTAGAAGCCTCTCAAAGAGGATATGTAGAAGTAGCCTTTGGTTTAAGAATACGTACTCCTTTAATTGAACAGTCTGTATGGAATAGTCCTAAAGTGCCTCAGGAGGCTCTAGCAGAGGGCAGGACAGCAGGAAATGCCTTAGGGCAGTCATATGGCTTACTTAATAATAGAGCCGCTGTAGAGTTCTTCCAGCGGGTTAAGAAAGCCAATTATGAATATGACATATTCCCAGTTAGTTTAATCCACGATGCTATTTATATCCTCATTCGTGATGATGTAAAGATTGTAGAGTGGGCTAATAGAAATCTAATTGAGTGTATGCAGTGGCAGGAGCTTCCTGAAATCCAACATGACCAAGTTAAGTTAGGTGCAGAATTAAGTCTATTCTACCCATCATGGGCAGAAGAAATTACGATACCTAACAATGCCTCCATAGAAACCATTAAGAAAGTCTGTAAGTCTGATTAGTAATCAATGACTTATGCTTGATTGGTTTAAACTTAAAAGATAAAATACCTCATTAATAATAAATACTATAAATATGGGGTATTTTTCTTTAATGTGTAAACAGAATAAGAATAATAAAAGCACTCATAAAAATACTTCACATAGTCCTGTTCTTAATACCTATTTAGGTATTCTTACTCATATAAAAAAGGACAGCACTAAGAGACCAAGAAAATCTGTGAAACCGAGGAAACCAAGAAAACCAACACAGATAGAACTATATGGTGAGAAGATTCATGAGTTAAAAAAGCAGGGTTACTTTAATAGAGAAATCATAGAAATATTAGGTATACCCGGAGTAGCAACAGTCTATTCTAGATACCTCCTCTCTTTAGAGGAGCCTAAGCCAGAAACAATTAAGAAACGCTATGGTAGAAAGTAAACATTCCAAACTAGCAGATGATGTTTTTAATCAAATAAAAACAGGTAAGGTTACTATTCGCTGTAACCACCCATTACCAAAACTTAAGGAAGTTAAATTACCTCTTCTTCCTACCGTGGCTTCGCCACGTTTGCGGGATTTCCCAATTATTAAGAAACCCTTTTATAGCAGTATTAATTAAACCAGTAGGAGAACATAATGGACTTAGTTTATTTATTAATACTTGCAGGTTTATGTAGTCTACTGGTTTTAAAGCTATTAAAAAGCTATAAGGAAATCTTTTTATCAGAAGGTAGACAGATATCATATTTTGAAGTAGATGTAGATATTTACTGCCAACCGTGTAAATATTCAGAAGAATTAAAAAATCTAAATGGTAGAGTACCTCAAGTTGTTATTGGCTATAGTACCAAACAAGATAAGTGGGAACATTTAGAAGATATCCTTAATTCTGATGATGACCCTAATGAATACACTTACTTAATTATTATGCCTGATGTTATCAGTGCAGAAGATTAATCACTCCATAACCATAGCCATGGTGACTCCGTGGAGTTTACTAGTTCTCCATGCTCCTGAAACAAAACTAGTATCTATTCTTTAAGTACGTCTGTAGTTCAATGGATAGAACAAAAGACTTCTAATCTTTAGATGTAGGTTCGATTCCTACCAGACGTGCCATAGCTCTCCTATATCTCTATTCCACTATTTAAATTACCCAATTTTTAAGGAACATTTTATGCGTCTAAATAAAACTATTCGACAAGAAATTGTACAAACAGCTTTAATTAAAGCCTTCTCAAAACGTAAAGAAGAACTAAAACAAAACCTAATTAAATTTGCCGATGAGCTTTATGACTTCACATATGGTGAGACTGTAAGTAAGTTTAAAAATGCCCCTCCTGAGTGGTTATATTATAACAATACAGCTCGTATTGACGCTCCTGGATTCTCCTACAAGACCACTGAAAAAACTTTAAATTATGATCTCTACCTAACCGTTCCTAAAGCATTTCCTATCCATTTTGATTATGGAAACAAAATTAAGCTAACGCCTGAACACCCATTATTTGATAAATCCCAAGAGCTTGTACATACCCATATGGATTTATGGGCAGAGGAAGAAGCTCTAGAAGCCAAGCTTAATAGCATTGTTAACAGTGTAAGTACTCTTAAACAGTTATTAGAAATATGGCCAGAATGTGCTAATATACTGCCTAAGGATATTAGTCCAGCCCCTTTAGCGATTGTGCCTATCTCCCTTATTAATGATGTAAATAAGGCATTAGGTATGGCTAAACCAATCAAGTAATAATAATAAATAAGGAATACAAATGACTAAAGCTACATCTTTTAAAGATATCATCGCTGACTTAAATGAAGAAAAATTACTAGAGGCTATGATGACTGCTTCGCAATTAGTTCTAGCAGATGACGATATAGTACGTAAAATAATCGAAGCTACTTCAAATCCTGAGGATACAGCTGAAGTTAAAGAAGAAGTATTTCAACAGATTAAAGAGGCTACTAAAGCCTTATTGGAAAATACAGAAGAAATCGATTATGAAGCATTATTAAAAGATGTTGATGAGGATCAAGCTTCACGAGTAATTGCTCAAGAAGAATCCTTTGAGGAAGATTCTGAATGTACTGCATGTAAGATTTAATTCTTTCTGCATTCTTTCTTTTTTCTTTCTGCTTACTTTTCCCTCTAATAAAGCCATTGGTTTAATTACTGATGGCTTTTATTATTTACTTAGTTATAGGTAAATTAATGATAAAACGTAATCAAACTAAAATAAACCATAAGCCTCAACGAAGGGCATTATCAGCCCGTATGGTGATTTACAATACTTGGTTTTATCAGTTAGATTCTTTCCTAAGAGAATATGTAGATAATCCAGAAATCACTACTATGGACGATTTACCCGTATTCCATGACAAGGTAAAAGGTGAATATATTGATGTAAGGTCAATGCTTAAATTTAATATCGATTTCTTTACTATTATTAATAATCATATCGAACCCAGTAAAAGAATCGATTTAGAGTCCCTTGTAGACCTCTACAATCACTTTTCTTTTGATACCCTAGATGACCTACAGGAATTATCATTAGAGACCTTAGAAAGCCTCCTACCGCTTCTAAGAGAGCTTACAAAGTCTCTAAATCATATCTCCCTTACATCGGCCAGTGATATTATCCTAACCCTACGTATTAAGGATTTTACAGATAAGCTGCAATATCACTAG